TCTTGCGTTTCTTGGTAGTCTTGCGTTTCTTGGTAGTCTTGCGTTTCTTGGTAGTCTTGCGTTTCTTGGTAGTCTTGCGTTTCTTGGTAGTCTTGCGTTTCTTAGTAACCTTGCGCTTCTTTTTTTTAGCAGCACCACCTTTACTTTCTTGTCTTTTAATGGTACTTGTTCTAACATTATTTGTTTCTTTTTGTGCAGTTGCAAGATTACCATTAATAAATTTTTCTTTATTTTTTAATGCATTACTAGCCATGTGCATAGCATTATTTTGATTTTTAATAGCTTCTGCTGTAGCACGAACACCTTTAGCTAATCTTTTGGAAACATTATCTAATCTTTTTGATATGCCATCAACTTTTTTAGATAATTTTGTTAAGTCTGTTCTTAACATTTTAACACTGTTACTATTGTTATTAACATTGTTATTCATTTTTTTATTATTATTATTATTTTTATTATTTTTATTATTATTATTTGACATTATATATATTAATAATATATTTTATTTTTAGATTTAATAGAATTATATATATTATAATTATATATGGCAGGTATATTACCAACTGCAAAGTATAAAGGAAAAAGATATTATTTAATAGGAAGAGAAAGTAAAAAAATTAAATTTAAAGAGAGTGGTTTATATTCTGATTTTGGTGGAAATATTGAAAAGAATGAATCTAGATTAAATGCTGCAATTAGAGAAGGATTTGAAGAAACAATTGGTATATTGGGTAATCAAACTAAAATTAGAAATCTAATTAAAAATAGACTTTATAAAAAAATAAACTTAAAAAAAAATGTTTTGTATGTTGTAAATATAAAATTTGATAAAGATCTTCCTAAAAAATTTGATAATAAATATAAAACATTATATAAATTTTTAAAAGATTCACCCAAAGATATTCAAAGAAAATTTAAACCTTTTCTTGAAAAAGATACTATTGTATGGATGACAAAAGAAGATATGATAAAACATAAAAAGAAAATGAGACCTTTCTTTATTAAATATATTAAATTATTGTAATAAATATTTATAATATAATAATATTTATAATAATATTTATAATAAAAATATTATTATATTATAATAATGGATAATGAATGGGAATTATTAGATCCACAAATAAAAGTAGTTTTGAAGAATGTTATTTCGAGCGTAGATAAACTTCTAATACAAAATAAAAAATTAGAAGATAAAATGTCATCACTGGAGAATAAAATTGAAAAAAATTCTAAAATTTCAAGCGAAATATTAGAATATCTTAAAGAAAATAGATGCACTTATAATAAATATTTTGAAAATATTGAAGATAAAATTAATGATTTGGACAACAAAACCGATTTAAACGCATCTTTTATTAAAGATGAAATTTCAGATAAAATTACTGATAAATTATCAGATCCTTCTTATCAATTTAGAGTTAATAATATAAAATGGAGAAATAAGTATGATAATAGAGGAATTGCTAGTTTATTAAATCCTATTCCACCAATTGGTACTAATTTTGTATCACAGCCTCTATTTTCAAGTTTATTTGGTACACTTAATTTTGATAATAAATCAAATAATGAAACGGATGATAAAAATATATAACTAATATATATGACTGATAAGCCAAAAGTCGGTAAACTAAATTTAGATAAAAAATTTTCGGATAAACTTGAAATGATAATGGGTGCAAAGACTAATTCTTCAAATAAAAATGTAAATAAATTACCGTCTGCATCAATAAGTATAAATAATAAATATAAGAAATCTAATAAGTCATTATCTAAAACAATAGTACATAATAATGAAAATGATGTTCAACAACCAGTTCAACAACCAGTTCAACAACCAGTTCAACAACCTACACAATTTTACTACCCTCAGCCACATCAATTACAACCTTACCAACAACTTTTCCAACAACCTTATCAACAACAAATAGTATCAAATGCGCAACAAATTCCATCTACTAATATTAATATTAACATGGATTCATCCTGTAAAATGACATTTTTATTTGGAACATTGTTTGGTATTGGTTTAAGTCTAGGTATGAAAATAGGTTATCTTCTTTTTTATCTCAAAGTAGAGTAAAAGTTTCTGATATATCTTTTACATCATCCGAATCATATTCATCGTCTGTATCTGGTAATATATCATCCTCTGTATAAAATCTTTTTTTATGTATATATAACCAATGTAATAACAGGTCAAATAAAAGATCTGTTGCCATCATTACTATATAAAATTGAACTTCTAATGATAAACAAACAAATAATTTTACTATTCCATGTATCCATTCATATATTGAATAGTTTGCTCTTAGCATCATTAGTCTTGATCTTGTATATGGTATTGTCTTTGTTTTATAATCTCTAATAACATTATTGTAAAATGGTTCTATTGTATAATTTGAAATTGTACTGGCCATTTGACCAAATACAATATAACAAATAACCATTACATATTTACTCCATGTATTAATTGTTATGTTAGCTATTTTTATATCATCGCCAATTCCAAATCGAACTCTACCCTTAATTGAAAAAGCAGCGGCTAAAATTAATAACCAATAAATAAAAATTAAAATACTAACACTATGTATTCTATATTGTTTTGAACGTTTAATTAGTTCTTCCTGGTTTTTCGCAAGCATAATTTTATTTAATAAAATATTTTATATATTAAATTATATAAAATATTTTTATGTAATAAATTATATAAATGTATCCACTTTGTAAAAATTTATATTAGTTTAAAGTATATAGATATGATTATTGGTGCACAATGTTCAACCGATAAAAATGGTCTAATGGGATGTCTGCGAACTGTTAAAAAAAATGGAGGGAATGCCTTACAAATTCATCTTGGTTTAAGTTATTCAACAACGACATCGACAAAACAAAAGATTCATCTCACCACAAGAGAAAGAAAGGAAGTAAAAGATTATGTTAAAAAAAATGGAATCATATTAATTATACATGCATCTTATACACTTAATTTTTGTAATCCAATTGGACATGGTTATTTTGATTGGGCAATTGATAATCTTGTTTATGATTTAAATTTGGGAAACAGTATTGGTGCAAAATATTGTGTAATTCATTTAGGTTCATATAAAACAAAAAAAATTGATCTCAAAAGAAGTGAGGCTATAAAAAATATTATTAAAGCTGTATCTATGGCAATTGATAAATCAAAAGGATCGATAAAAGTATTATTAGAGACACCCGCCGAATCCGGACATAAAATTGGAACTAAGTTTGACGAATTTGCAAAGATTTTTAACAAATTTCCAGATAAATATAAAAAAAGATTGGGAATATGTTGTGATACTCAACACTTATTTACAAGTGGTTACCATATGAATACTGTACAAGGGGTAGTTGATTACTTTGATAAATTTAAAAAAGTTATTGGTATGAAATACTTAAAACTATTACATATCAATGATTCTGCGGTTGAATTTGACAGTCATCGAGATAAACATGAAAGTATTGGAAAGGGATATATATATGATAAAAAGTTGGGTGGAAATATGGAAGCGTTCAATGAGATATGTAAAATAGCTGTCAAATACAAAATTCCCATGATACTTGAAACACCTAATAGTAAATTGTATAAAAAAGAAGTTAAAATGTTGAAGAAATGTACATCGGGAAGGACATCACATGGTGGTGCTAGAAAGAAAGATCATCGTAAAAAAATTATTGAAATATTTAAAAAATTAGAGAAAATATATCAAATTGAGGCTAATCGGCCTAGAACTTATGCATATATGAAAATAGTCAGAGTTTTAAATAATCATAATAAGCCAATATATACAATTGATGATGTAAAAGGATTAGATGGTATTGGTAAAAAATCGGTTGATAAAATTGATGAAATTATAAATACTGGTAAATTAGAGTTACTTGATAGATTATCCAATAAAAAGAAATTAGATGAACATATTGAATTACAAGACGTTTTAGGAATAGGTCCAAAAATTGCGAATAAATTAATTAAAAAAGGAATAAAATCTATTGATGATTTAAAAAAACCTAGTGTACAATCAAAGATTGAATTGACAAAAATGCAGAAATTAGGATTGAAATTTTATAGAGATTTAAGCTATAAAATAGATAGAAAAGAGGTACGTCAATATAAAAATGAATATACAAAATTATTAAAAAACGAATTTCCAACACTTAAAATTCATTTAGCTGGATCTTACCATACAGGAAAAACTAAAATGAAAGATATTGATATGATTATTACAATAGATAATGTTATTAAAAAGACACAAGGTGAGAAAGAGTTTAAAAAAATCATTGAAATATTAAAGAAAAATAAATTAATTAGTGGTATGCTTACATTTGGTAAAAGAGAGGCGATAATTATATCAAAATTGGAAAGATATAATAGACATATAGATCTCAGATTAGTGCCAAAAAAATACCTACCATTTTATATGTTATTTTTTGGATCTGGTGTTGAGTTTTCAAAAGAGATCCGATTATTAGCTAAAAAACAGGATTATAAACTTACACAATGGGGATTAATGGATTTGAAAACACATAAATATTTTGATTTAAAAACTGAACGAGATATCTTTAAGAAATTAGGGATAAAATATGTAAAACCTGTTGACAGGTTAAAAGATTATAATTTGTAATCAGAGATTACTTACCAATATTTAATTTTGAGTAATCTGTCTATTCAAAATTAAAATAATACCAAGAGTATTTGTAGATAAAATCCAAAACTTACTAATTTTGTTTATAAAAAAATGATTAATTATTATTATAAATATTATTATAAATATTAAATAAATATTAAATAAATAATGTATGAAGAAAAATCAGTAACAAAAAAATATGTTGAAAATGATATGAATTGTCAATTTTTTATTAACCACCCAAAACCACTTGGTCTTCCAAAATTTTTTAAAATTAAAGAAATTTTAAAAATTATTGATAAAAACATTGATATTGAATATAATAAATACAATGATTTTGGATCTATACGAGAATATTCTTCTTTTACTAGAAATAGATTAATATTGGCTATAATTAAAGAAATAGAGAAAAAAAAGCGTGAATTAGCAATTGAATTCATTCAAAATAAATCTAATATATTAGTTTGGATGAATTCTGTTTTGTATAAGCCCCCAGACGAAGCTGGTGAAAATGAAGGCGTAAGGTATATTGATGTTAAAAAAAGTTTTGAAGATCAGGCTAAAATTACCAATTAAAAAGCAGTGTAAATTATTATAAATATTTTGATTTAAAAACTGAACGAGATATCTTTAAGAAATTAGGAATAAAATATGTAAAACCATCAGATAGATTAAAGGATTATAATTTGTAGTTCAAATTGAAAAAACTAAAAAACGTACCACTTAACCGCTTTTTGTATGCGCATAGTTGTTCTGGGGTGAATGCGTGTATTTAATTTTTAATTACAATAGAATAGTATACTGTTTACCTCGATTCTTACCTTTGCCCTTGGTAATAATGAGTTTCTTACCTTCTACCGTTTGTGTGGGAAAAAAGTACATGTCGTAGCACGTGTGCTCTTCAGACTTGCCGGAGGCCGTGCCGTCCGCATGAAAGACGAGCTCGCCCCTGGCAAACGTTTCGCACTTGTATTCCGTCACCGTGTGCACCAATGGACGCACGGATTTGACGGCGGCCGATTTTGAAAGTTCGGCCACTATCTTGTCAACGTTGATGGAAGACGCTTCTGTGCCAACAACGAGCAAGTCAAAGTCTGCCTGAAACGTCAGACGTCCAGATTCTTCGGCCACACGCTCGTAAAAGCTGTGAATAGATGCGGAGACCGTACCCATCCCGGTGGAACCCGGTAAAGACCCTGGCGGTGCGTGAAACGACCATGTAAGAGGATATTCGCCCGGGACTCGCGAAGTTAGTACAACAAATGTACATTCCGTGACGTCGTGGCAGTAAATGGCGGCCGCCTTCTTTTTTCCTTCCTGGGCGGCCGCATGGTTCCAAAAGTGGGTGCCGGCGAACCCCGTCGCGACGGGCGACACAGCCACCTTGAAATCCGTGGCCCCAACCGTGAGGGCGTGCTCGCCGCGGAAGTTTTGACATTGGAACTGTGCTTTGGACATGTTGAATTTCAAGGTGGCCAGTGGCGGTGGTTTAACTATTTCAACGTTAATATATATCTGTTAATAAATTGTGTCATTTTTTTTTGAAACTATGTTTCAATATAACTAAGTCAAATAATTAAATACAAAAATAAATATTTATAATCTTTAAAAATGAATAATATATCTTATAAAATTACTTAATAATAAGCTATTATTAATGAGCGAACCCTGGTATCAATCAAATTCAATAACAAAAGAATATGTTCAAAATGATATGAAAAGTACATTTATTTTGCATCACCAAAGACCAAGTTTTTTAAAAATAACAGAAATTTTTAAAATTATTGATAAAAATATCGATAAACAGTATAAAAAATACAATGGTTTTGGCTCTCTTAGAGGATATGCAACTTTTACGAGAAATACATTGATGTTAAATATAAATAAAGATATACAACAAAAGAAGCGTCAATTGTCAATACAAAAAATTAAAAGTAGTAGAATACTAACAATATGGATTAATAATATTCTATACAGACCACCAGACAATAATGGAAAATATGCTGGTTTGAGGTATTCTACTGTAAAAAAGAGCTTTGAAGATAAAGCACAAAAAAAAATTACAATTAAAGAATTGTAATAAGTAAACCCAATTTTTTTTGAAATAATTATAAAAATTTTAAATATTAAATATTAAATTCACCAATAATTTCTTCTGGTTTATTATCATAATATTTAATTTTAATACCAAGTGGGACATATTCACCTCTATTTGCGACATATTCCATGTATGAAAGGCAGATTTCTTTTGGCTTAAGCTGAAACATATCTCTTAGTATACCCATCAAAAAAATTATTAGAACTTTGTCTTTTTCAGTAAGGGACTTATCGTCTTCCTCATCAATCAATCCATAAGTTTTCAATTGAGGATATTGAGATAGACACTGATTTGTGCCGAAATTTAGTCGGATCTCTTTTACATTCATAGTCAATAATTTCGGGCTATCATCTCTATTTTCCAAGAGTTCTTTTAACTTTTCAGGGTTAATTATATATCCCCTATCATCCAAAGTATAAAATGTATTTACAATACAATGAATAAACATATTAATCACCTCTGGTGTTGATAGATCAATTGTCTCTGCGATACTTGCCATGTTTTGATGTTGTTTTTTTTGTTTATGGTAAGAACCTTTAAATAATCTAATATTAATTCTTATAATAGTAATAATATTTGTCAATTTTTATAAAATAAAAATTGCAACAGCTTCGCTTGTTGTCACTTGTGCGTAAAACTTTGTTTTATGTCACTTTTTTTATTAAATCAATAATTTACCAGTTATTACCTTTTCGTTATCTAAACGGTGAGTATATTTAATAATTATATCACGTTTTTGATATGGTGTTCTTTCATGCAAATATTCAATGAATAATCTAAGTATATCATCAGGATGTATATTATATTTTTCTTGATATAGATCCATCAAGAACGTTAAGAGGATTTTATCCTCTCTTGTAGTAAACAACTTAGTTTCTTCTTCTGTTAACATTAATTCAGTAAATTTAGATAAGAAACCATATGAAATATTTAATAAATAGTTTTCACCATCAAGTATATGTTCACTATGTTCATGTTTTTTCAAAATACGATCCAATATCACAGGATTTACGATAAGAATAAAACCATTATTAACATGTAGTGTTTTTGAAATGGTATGGAAGGGCGGCCAATTAACTATATTCTCATTATTCATAGTGGTTTCTCTGGTATCAACTGTATCCGCGTTTTCAATTAACTCCATGTTGTCAATTATCTTTGTTGAGATTTTTATTAATGTTTTGCGGTAAAACTTTTTAATATTATACAATATATTATTAAGTAATAAAAATATTTTGTCAATTTTTATTATGATTATATCAATATAAAAATGCGTAAAACAAAGTTTTATAAATGTTTTACACCTTTGAACATTTAAAACGCGGACCTAATCCAGATATTTTTTAGGTTTTCGTTTTCTTGTTGAAGGTCGTTTCACATATTTTTCACTTCTACTATATAATAATTGTATTATATAATAAACTATATTAAGTAATGTAAATATTATATAGTATATGAATTTATTCTATGAAGTACTACTTACACTATTTGGTATTTCAGCTTTTATATTATTATGTTGTTTTTTTACCAAATATAGTAATACAATGATTTCATTAAAAAATAAAAATAAAATTGTACCTACTTGGATTATTTCACCACAAGCGTTAAAATTAAGTGATAATCAAGAAAAACAAAGTGTTTATACTGTTTCTACAATTATTGAATTTCCAGATAAAAATAGATTACATGAAGTTGCATTAGTTATTATTTAGTATTATTACATTCCCGATAATAAATATTTAAAGTAATTTAGTTATATTTATAATATGAATAATATAACGTGTTACAATAACACAACAGAAAGTGTATTTCCTATTTTTCCAACACAATTTTTATTATATTCGATACTCTTTACTTTTGGTGCATTATCTAGTGCAGTTGGTATTGGTGGTGGTGGTTTATTTATACCAGTTTTTTTATTATTAAGCGACTTTAATTTAAAAACAATAATTCCATATGTTGTAATATCAATATTCTCAAATAGTTTGGTAAGAATGTTATTATTAATACCAAAGAATCATATATACAATGAGAATCATAAATTAATTGATTATTATATTGCATCTCAAATAATGTGTTTTAATGCAGCAGGTAGCTATATCGGTTTTTATCTAAATAGAATTATTGAACAATATATTCTAAAAATTGTAATATTTGTTCTATTATTAACAGTTGGATTGAAAACATTGTATAAATCATATAAAATGTTTAATATATTTAAAATAAATAAGAATAAAAATAATGCAATATATATTGATGGTATTAGTATAATTATACCTAAAATAGATGATATAGTATTAAATAATAATGCAACAAAACTATCATTAAACAAAACAAAAGGAATGATATTATTATATCAGATTACTTTCAATGGATTCTTTCTATTGAGATATTTATTTGATAACAATATAATAATTATTATTTCACAATCACTATTCAGTTTTTGCTCTGGTATTTATGTGAGTTATATAAATTACCAGTATCAACCATCTATTAATTTTAAACCAACTATACATAGTATAGTTTTATTGTCAGGTTCTGGATTTTGCGTTGGTATATTGTCAACAATGTTGGGTATAGGGGGGGGAATGCTATTATCACCCTTATTGTTATCATTAAAAATAGATAGTAATGTAGTAATGGCAACAAATTCAATGACAACATTCTTTTCCTCACTTACGTCTTCATTGCAATACGCTATGATAGGTAATATGAAGTCGGATTTTATATTGTTGTTCATTTCATTGTCCTCAATTAGTTCTAAAATTGGATTATCCTATTCCAAAAAAATAAATAAAAAGTGTTCATCTACATGGCCTTTAATATTAATGCTTGGTATATTAATTATAACAGCAAGTATATTAATCATGTTAACATAAAATCAAAACCATTTTCCTTCATAAAATTTAGATCATCTTTGTAAAAATGATCAAATTTTCTTTTAATGTCATTATCAAAATAATACTTTGTTAGTACTTTGTATTTTCTATAAATAACATTTTCTAAATCATATACTGGTTTCAAATATAATTCTGTATTTTTATTTGCATGACTACCTCTTTAATTTATAATTTTTTTATTAATTTTTTTATTAAATAACATTGATATATATTTATAATTAATATTTTCAATATCAAATATTATTTTATTTTTATGAGTTTTAAAATCATAATCAGTAGTTATTTGTAACTGAAAATGATGATAATTTATATTTTTAAATTTATTATTATATAATTCATTAATAAATTTTCTAAATGTCAGTCTATCATATTCTATATTTGGTATTTTATATTTTTCAGGGAAATTCTCTAATTGCCAAGGATTTGAATATTTCTCTTTAAAACCAGAAACAATCCTTTTATATGGATTTCTGATAAATATGATCAATAAATAATCTTTATATTTTTTTTTATTAAGTGTTTTTACATGTTTATGATGAAAAACATCTTTATCATTATCACCTACAAGAAAATTATATAAATAATGTATATGTTGTATTCCACATTTAGGAGTAGTTGCAAATATTATTTTTTTATGTTTAAATATAAGAAAATACATTTATATATATAGTTAATATTAAAAATATTTTTAATATTATATATGTCTCAGTTTTTATCTGATTGTAAAGAATATTACAAATTGGCACCTGATGAAATATGGAAGAACAATAAAGTTTTAAAAATTGTTAATAGTGGGAAAGGACTAAAATATGTTGAGTTTGGTGGATGGACATTTAAATTTCATGGCATCCCTATAAAATGTATTAATTATGATTGATATTAATAATTATTCAATAATTATTAAATTTAATAATTATTAAATTGAAAGTATAAAATAATAAATTTTTATAATATTATATATTAAATATGTTTTATCAAGAAAAGTTATTTTTAGATAATTTTATAAAATTAATTAAAGAATGTAATGAAATTATTTTGAATATATACAAAACTGATTTTGAAGTATATAATAAAGATGATGAATCACCATTAACAATGGCTGATAAAATGTGTAATGATCATATTTGTAAATATTTAAATAGTTTAAATATAAAAAACTCAAAAATAATTAGTGAAGAAAATAAAAATGATGAATACATTAATAGAAAAGATATTGAATGGATATGGTTAGTTGATCCAGTTGATGGTACAAAAGAATTTGTAAAAAAAAATGGACAATTTACTGTTAATATTGGACTTTGTCAAAATGGAATACCTGTATTTGGTATAGTTAGTATACCAGTTACCGGTGAAATCTATTATGGTATTAAAGGACTCGGAAGTTTTAAACTTTACAATAATAACTTAAAAAAATTAGAAATTTTAGATAAGAAATTATCTAAAAAAGGTGTAAGAGTTGTTGCATCATCATCACATATGAATGATAAAACAAGGGAATTTATTGAAAAATATAATGAACCTATAATAATAAGCACAGGTAGTAGTATAAAATTGTTATGGATAGCTGAAAATAAAGCAGATATTTATCCTAGAATTGCTCCAACTAGTGAATGGGACACATGTGCTGCACATGCTGTTGTTAAATATGCAGGTGGAAATGTAATTAATTATGATACAGAAATAGAACTTGTTTATAATAAGGAAAATTTATTGAATCCTTTTTTTATTTGTATTTAATATAAATAATTTATAATAAGCTATTATTTTGTAAATACTCAATAATAGAATTAATATTATCTCTTAAAGACACATTTGTATTTCCATCTAATTTTAATTCTGGTTTAGATGGTTCTTCAAATGGATCGCTTATTCCTGTAAAATTTGGAATAATTCCACTTCTTGCCTTCTTATATAATCCCTTTACATCTCTTCTTTCACATTCATCCAAAGATGTATTAACAAATATTTCAATATAATTTCCATGTTTCTCAATTGTATCTCTATTGAAATTACGATCATCTTCATATGGAGCAATATTTGCACATATCACAATCCCACTATGTTTTACAACTTCACTTGCAACGTATCCGATTCTTCTAACATTTGTTGATCTGTCCTCTTTTGTAAATTTTAATCCCTTTGATAAATTTTGGCGAACAACATCACCATCTAATAAAGTTATCTTTCTATGAGCTTCTAACTCTAATAACTTTGCATGTAAAGCCTTCGCAATTGTTGTTTTACCACTACCTGATAAACCAACTAAATATACACAGAATCCTTTTCTATTTTTTGGTCGGAATCCTTTTGTTAATTCACTTACTACTTCTGGGAATGAAAACCATTCTGGTATAGGATCACCATCTCTCAACATTTTTCTTTGTTGTGTACCAGAAATAGCATGAATATCATATTTTTCTTTGTCCAATGCATCAATTGGTGAATAAATTCCATTTTCCAAACTACTCTCTGATTCATCGTTTGATTTTGGTGTTGCATAAACAATCAATTTTGAGGTAATAACACTAATACCAATTTCACCTGCATATTTCATCAATAAATCTTGTGCATCATATGGTCCAAAAAAGCTTTCACCATTTTCTTTTTTAAAAGATGGACCAGCATGATCTCTACCGACGACAAAGTGTGTGCAACCATAATTCTTTCGAATAAGTGCATGCCAAACAGCTTCTCTTGGCCCAGCCATTCTCATAGATAATGGTAAAAGAGATAATTTTGCAGTATTTGGTTCATATTTTTCCATAATTTTCTTATAACACCTTACTCTTGTGTGATAATCAATATCACATGTTTGTGTAACACCAACAACAGGATGTATTAATACTTTTGCATCTTCGATGCCTGTTTGTTCTAATGCATATTTAGATAAAAAGTAGTGTGATTTATGCATTGGATTTCTTGTTTGGAATCCAACAACTGTATCCCAATTATTATCTTTGAAATATTTTTTAGTTTCAGTTGGCGTTAGCCTTAAGTCATCAAAATCAAAATGTGGTACACCATTAATCTTTTCAACTCTACCGCCTAAATAAACCAATCCTTCTCTGTTTTTAATAATCTGAATGTATGGATGATTAGTATCTATTGATCCAAATACAGAATTACATTCAACATCTAAATCTGGTTGATAAATACTTTCCAATGTCATACTTGCAATTGGTAAATTCTCACTATTACAGAGATTAACTGTTTCACCAACACTGAATCCTTTATCTTTTTTTGCTAAAACAATTGGCATTGGCCATAATTCACCAGATTTTAATCTTAAATTTAATAATACACTATTATAATCTTCTTCTTTCAAGAAACCATCTAGTGGTGAAAAAGCACCATTCAACAATAATTCCAAATCACATAGCTCTCTTGAATCTAATATAATATTTTTATAAACACTATTTGAATTATGATTAATATTTGATGACTTAATTCTATTAAGCTTATTCATAATTGTATTTTTTATACAATGTTCTCTACTATTCATATAATATATAATGTATAATTAGTAAAATAAATAAACGAACTAATTAGCCCGTGAATGAAATTCACTTGCATAAAATAGCCCGTGAATGAAATTCACTTGCATAAAATAGCCCGTGAATGAAATTCACTTGCATAAAATAGCCTGTGAATGAAATTCACTTGCATAAAATAGCCCGTGAATGAAATTCACTTGCATAAAATAGCCAGTGAATGAAATTCACTTGCATATTTTATTACAAATATTATTAATCATTTGTTCTATATTTGTATTACTTAGAAATTTTTGAGTATTAATATTAAAATTATTGTTATTTGATATATCAATCCTATTTGTTAAATCATTTAAATATTCTATTTGTTTATCTAAATCCATTGTTTTAAATTTTAATGGATTTATATAATTATCAGTATTGAGATTAATAATATTTAATGATGTAAAATCTGGGGAAAATATATCAGATGATCTATTTAATCTTATATATTTATCAATATCTTTATCGCTTAAGTATTCGAGACACTTAAACTTACCACCTTTAAAATAATATGGTATCGGATTTGGACATATAATTAAATGTGCATACAATATGTTTTCTTTTTTTATATTATATGATTCACCCAACATAGCTTCAAAATAATTGTTCCCATTCTGTTTAAAATTAGATGTAATAAATTTTACAGATATAGCTGCTAATGGATTATTTTTTTTATCGCTTATTGCAATATCACAGCTTTTGTCATAAAATGATCCATTTATTTTTAATTCTTTTTTTGTATTATCATTTGGATCATATGAATGGTAATTATATTTATTTCCTAATTTTTCTCTAAATCTTTCTTTAACCCAATAATGTATATGTTTTATTCTTTCATTACTACGAACACCATTTAAATAAAGAGATCTATAACTTTGTTTTAGAGTATTGATATATGACATTCTAAAATATTTATTCATTCGAGTTGGATATATATCCATATATATTAATAATCAATTTTATTATATTTTAATTTATACACTATTTTTTTTGTATTAATAAAATGGTATATAAAATGAATACTAGTATACAAAATAATTAATGAATATATTCAAATATATAACAATATTTATTTTAAGTATAAATATTAAACAAGTAAATTCAACTAATACGTATGAACCTGAACCAAAAAGTAATATACAACATTCTGAGGATGGTTATATATTTACGATTGAAACTAAAACACCACCACAATATAGTTTTTTTGTATTAGTTGCATCACTGTCAAATGATAATAAAACTGTATGTAGTGATAATTGGATAAAACGTAATATTGATGATAAAACGTTCTTTACATTAAATATATTATTTAGCGAGATTGAATCATGTAAACCGAAAGAAACAGTAACTACTTCACTAATAACACAAGAATTGGACTTAACATTAACATTATATGATAATAATGCAAAAACAGAATTTAAAAGATATAATTGGCGGTTGTATAATTATATTGATAGATCAACAATGATATCAACTAATATTAAAATGTTAGCAAATGATATTCATATGATTGACATAGATGTAAATTCAACAATAAGATCTGATATTAAATTTTGTCAAGATATTTCATGCGCTACTGAACATACCGGAGATTTTTATCATGGTCAAGAGATAATTATTTCGCATTATTTAATATCAAATTTACATAAATATCTTGTTCCAAGTAAAGTCTGGTTAATAACTACAACAAATTCTATATTAGATATAACACATAGTATAAAAGTATTAGATAAATCAATTAATAAATGTGTCTATAAAGTTCAGCTTTCTACTTGTGTTAATTGTAAATTATATTCAATGTCAATGATTCAATCTAGTTTAAATAGATTAAGAAGATTAAATAATGAAAATTCATTGGTTACTCAAAAAGATATAAATATATATCATAATTCAACAACAGAATCAATTGATAATAAAACAATTGAAAATAAATTAGAAGTAAGCTATATCGTAATTGGAATATTAAGTGCATTATTGATAATTATTATAGTATATTTAATTTACATCATAAAAAAATCAAATAAAAAAGGTATTATGCCAGAAAATAATAATAATAATAATAATAATAATAATAAAAATATAAAAAGGATTAATACAAATTGTACAGAAGATACAATAGTGGCACCATTAAAAACAGATTTAAATATAAATGAAAATACTTCATTGTTAAATAATCATTGCCCAATAGCTCCGCCATTAAAAACAGATTTAAATATAAATGAAAATACTTCATTATTAGATAATCATTCACCACTAGCACCTAGTGCCCCCCGTTTAACTACAAGTTTTTTAAGTAGTCCAAAGATGAGAAGATCTAAAAGTGAGACTGATTTAACTAGTATTGATAATTCTCCAAAGAGTAAAAGAAGTTATTTTCATAGAGATACTGTTTCAGAACCATCAGATGGCGATGATTATCAAAATAATCAATTTACTGATGAAATTGTAATTTCTGCTGATAAAGAAGTAAGTGATATTTTAAATACAAATTAATTTTTATAAAATTTTTTATAAAATTTTTTATAATTTTTTTTATAATATATTGAATATATTATAAAGATATATAGGAATTTATCCAATATGGTTATGTCCTGTTGTACCTAAAAAATCTAATTCATATTTTTGGATTTATAATGAAAATAATTTGTACATAACATTCGTTATATTAAATTATCTGGTATAATTTGTACATAACATTCGTTATATTAAATTATCTGGTATAATTTGTACATAACATTCGTTATATTAAATTATCTGGTATAATTTGTACAAGAACATATCTATTTCTTTTTTATCTGTTAAATCTTCTAAATGTTTTATTTCCTTTGGATTCAATATTGGTATTCCGAATGTTTTCATAGTTGATTTAGTATATGATCTCCAACCGCCACTATAAGTTCTACTTGTAGATAGAACATATTTTTCCATTATTTCTGAATTTAATATTTTTTGTAATGTATTATAAGTTAAATTACCAGGGTCTTTTAACTTAATAGAGTAACCAGAATAAAATGTTAATTCTGTATCTGTAATATCCATAAATTTTGGTTTTAGATTCATAGTTGATGTTACTAATTTTCTTCCAAAAGATGATACTATTCCTTGTTGTCGTCCAAATGCATACCAGCCCGCTTTGTTTATTTTACCTTTGTCCCTCTTATCTAAATTTTTTTTAATACTTAATAAATATTTATAACAATTTGGATATTTGGTTTTTATAATATTTTCTTCTATAATTTTTCCTTTTGAATCATATGGCCAAACAATATTTAGTATATCATAATCATTTTCACTTCTTGTTTTTGATACTTTGATTACATTTCTAATCATATCTTTTTCTAAATTAAAATCGTTATCTGGTTTCAGTATATATAATGAATCTGCCAAAGTGGCTAGTCCACAATTAATATGACAATATTCACCAAGTGGTTTGAATGATTCTATTTTTCTAATAAGTTCATTATTATCAAATACAAATGGTTCACCATTGTCTTTTAAAACTACTTTTTTGTATTTTATTTTTTCTGTTTTCTTTATTGGTAACATTTTATTTAATACTTTTTCAACAATATTATCTATAATTGGAAGATTTGTATCAACTTCATCAACTAATTCTAATTCTGATTTATCTGTTACATTATGATATAAGATTTCTTTGGATTTTTTATTTTTACACATTTGTATAATACATGTGTAAGTGTTTGTATCGTCAAATACAATAATATCTTCTAAGTTAATAATTTTTTCAATAACATTGTCTTGTATCATATATTCTCTTAGTTTTTTACAACAATTAGATCTAAAAAATGTATTAGATATAATATATATTAATTTTCCAGAATCTTTTAATATATTCAAACCAATTTCAAGAAATACAATATACATATCAATATTACCTTCCCTTGTAAATCTATAATTTTCTCTAATATTTTTAATAGTATCTTCTCCTAAATTCTGTATTCTTACATACGGAGGATTACCAATTACATAATCATATTTTTGTTTAAAATTATAACCTAATGTATCAGTAAAATATACATTTGGCTTTATTTCATCATATTCATTAAATTCTATCATTAATAAATTTAAAACAATTTCACTTCTTATTACAGCTAAATTTGAATTATCTATTCCGTATAAATTATTTTGTATAATATCTTTCATTTTCATATCAGGATTATGATATTTTATTTTTTTACCAATAAAGTAAAGAAAATTTGATACACCACAACTAATATCAATAATTTTGTCAGTTTTTTTAAAAACTAAGTTATTAATCATTAATTCAATAATTTGATTTGATGTATAATAAACACCTGATAATTTTTTATCTTTATTCATGATTTCGAACATATTAAATAATTTATCAATTGTGGCATTTTTCTTAAATCTTTTTAAAACTTTTTTATCTTCAATAGAAGGATATTTATTAAAATAATCATTAAAAAAATTATTTTTTGATAGGTTTTTAGTTTTAATATATTGATCTATAATAGTTGCTTCAATTTCATAATTTGAATATTTTTTATTTAAACTTTTTATAAATCTTTTCATTAATAATTATTATAATGACTGAAGTTTTTAAATGTAAATTAGTATAATTTATTTCAATTTTTGAATTAAAATAAATTGTTATAATATATGAATGTTAATAAAACAGATTTTAATAAGATATTAAAAGATTGTGTCAAAGATGTTAAGCTTCGCAATGGTAAAAATAAATCTGGTCATAAATTTGGGTTTGATACTGAAAAAGATTATCAAGATAGTTTTGGTAAGTTATTGGATTTTAGAAAAAAATTAAAGGAAAAACAATTAAAAGATATAGATACAATTGTGTATCATGATGAGAATAATGATGGAATGATGAGTGCAGCAATTGTTTATAATTATTTAGTTAATGATTGTAATAAATCTGAATCAGATATTACATTCTTTCCAACTAAGCCTAACAGAAATTTTAGACCAAATAATAATTATTTTAGTGATAAAAATATTATAATATTAGATATAGCATATGATCAAGATACAATTAATCAATTTTATGGTATGGCTAAATCAGTCATAGTAATAGATGATCATAAAGAGAATGCAAATAGAGGATCAAAACATGATACATATTTTACCGGTGATGGTGAACATGCTGCTGTTGGATATACTTATAAATTTTTTTATCCAAAAAAAGATGTACCACTAATCATACAATATGTAGATGATTCTGATGGAAAATTATTTTTACCATTTACACCTTATAGTCAAACAGTTTCATTAGCTCTGGGTATAAGAATATCAAGAAGTAAATCTGGTAAAATTTTAAAAAATAGGAAACATAATCCTGAAAAAATTTTAGAAAAAATGGCAAATGTATTTACTAATAATGATCCAGCATTCTGGTCATTTATAGGTAAATACATGCAAGAGCTAATGAATGATATTAAAGATCAAATTGCTTTAAATGCTAAACCAGCAAATTTTCAAGGTTATATAGTAGGTGTTCTAAATTTCAATGCCCCTGCATTAACTAAACAAGTTGGTAGACAAATAAATACAAATTTTAAACAAAGAAATGAACATATTGATTTTGCCTTATTATGGGGATATGAATATACTTCAAATGCATATAATATTACAATTATAGATGATCATCAACAAACAAAAATTAATTTAGGCGATATTGCTTACAAATTAGGTAAAATTGGTGGAACTGGAAAAGGTGGTGGTGGACATCCTCATATTGGTCATTTTTATTGGCCAAAAAATAATCAACATGATATTTGGGAATTATTTGATAAGAAATTAATTTAATATTCTTTTCGTTAAATAAATATTTTATAATTATAAGGATTAATTATAAAATGGTTAATATATTCTTAATTGCTAATAATCCAAATATAAATATATTCAATATGAAAAAAATAAATTATAATCAAGATGATATTATAGTAAGATTTAATCATATGGATAATTTAAAATTATATATTAGATTCAAAAATCCTGTCCATTTAAAAATAAAAAATTCTGTAAAAAAATATAATATATTATTATATATTATATATGGTTTGTAATTGTAATAGTGAGGTAATAAAATATTTAAATGCAAGAAGAGAAAGAAGAATAAAAAGAGAAAGGAGAAGACAAATGAGAAGAAGTGGAAAAAACTCATGTCCAAAAGGATGGAGTTATGGTAGAGTAGCTAGGCATGAATGGTGTTGTCCACCAGGTTGGATATGTGGCGTGGGTTATGCATATAATTTAAATTATTATAAAAGATGGTGATTAATTTCATATTTTAAATAATATTATATATTTATATAGTATTATCTTAAAAATAAAATTATTTAAATTTAATATATAAATAATGACTGTTATAAGTTTAAGAAAAAAATATATATTTATTGCTAATATGAAAACTGCTTCAACTACTATTCATCATTTATTAAAAAAAGATAATCCTGATATTATTTCATTTAAATCAGTTCATACAAAACCAATAGGAAAGCATGATAATTATATTAAAATAAAAAATTATTTAAAATATTTAAATTATAATATAGATGATTTTTATATATTTGGTTTTATAAGAGAACCGTCTGATAGATTAATAAGTTGTTTCAAACATGATATTAAAGGTAATTATATTAATAAAAAATATGGATTGCATTTAGGATTAAATCAAAATAGTTTATCATTTTATATTGAGAATGGTTTAGAGCAGCATTTTAGACCTTTTAAATTTATGTTTTGTAATGAAAATGGTTATTTACCAAATAATGTCAAAATATTTAAATATGAAAACTTGTCTAATGCAATTAATGAAATTTTTAATAATATTAATATAAAAATTCCTAATAAAATACCTATGAAAAATAATTCAAAATTAAAAATTAGATTATCAATTAATAATTCATTAAGTAATATAATTAAAAATAGATACAAATTTGATTGTGAAAAATATATCTAAAATTATTTCATCTGATAATTAAATAATTTAAAATCATATTTATAATAATGATTTATTAAATCAATACTATCTTTATTAAAATACCTTGAATAATCTTTGTTAATATTATTCATTTTAATATTTATTTTTGTTCCTAAATAATCATTTAATTTTTGATTATCTTCATTTAAAGTTTCAGTTTTAAAAATTTTAATATTTTCAAATAATTTAAAATTTTCATCAGTAATAAATTTATATTGTGGTTTATTATGATTGTCTAAATTTTTTCCGAGATAATTATTTTTAATTATTTTGAAAACTTTATCACTATTATCTTCTTTTTTAATTAAAGAATAAAAAAATAAATCACTTATTATTCTATCATATGGATTTCTAACAATAGTAAATATTTTTATATTATTAAAATTAATATTTAATAAATCTCTGTATTTATATAATGTAGAATAATATTGATGTTGTAATGATGCGGTATTATAGGGGTGTGGTAGTATATCATTATGATTTAATGAACCGCCATATAATGTCTGTTTAAATTTTTTTTTTAATTGTTGTTCAATAACAGTTCCACCCGTTTTTGGAATATGAATAAATAATATATTTGATTCTTTGTAATATGGCATTATATTATATATATTATATTATATATATTATATTATTATATCTTAATATTTATTATAATGACCATAATTAACTTAAAAAAAAAATATATATTTATAAGTAATAAATATTGTTATCCACAAATGATTAATAATATATTATATCAGGATGGTTATGATTCATGTTATAATGGAATTGGTATGAATTATGTTCAATTAAAAAAGATTTTAGAAAAAAAAAATATAAATATAGATGAATTTTATATTTTTGGTTTCATAAGAGACCCAATTGATAGATTATTAGAATGCTTTAAAAATGATTATAGAAAAAATATTTTTTTAAAAAAATATGGTATTATTTTTGGCTATAATATTCAAAGTTTTATCACTTATGTATCATATAATTATGATATTGATTTTAATAATTTTGAATTTATGTTTCATAATCAAGAAGGTGAATTATCACAAAATATTAATATTTTTAAATATGAAAATATTATTGAATCATTAATTGAAATATTTAATAAAATTAATATTAATTATGATGTATTAGAATATAAAAAAAATATAAAATTACAATGTAACAAAATAATTCCGCCTAATGAATTTAATATCCCTAAATTAACTACAATATTAATTAAACAGAAATATAAATATGATTGTAAATACTATAATTATTAAATATCTTATTAATCTGATTCATCTGATGTAATACTGTCTGATAAACTTGATATACCACTACTGGTGTATGAGTTTTGTCTTAAATAATGAAAATCATCACTTTTGTCTGAATCAACATCTTTTGGATCAATTTTTACAAATCTACTTTTTTGTTCAGTATATTTGGGTTTATCTGATTGATCATCAATTTTTTTTGATGTTTCTTCAACTCTTTCTGACAATTCTTTAAATTTTGATACTGTTTCTTTTAAATTTGAAACAACATTGTCTACCATATTATTAACTTCATTCTCAACATTTTCAAATGAAGATGATTCTGGAACAGATTCTGGTGATTGTGAAACTTTTTCTTCTTTTTGTGTTTCCTGTGTGGTTTGTGTAGATTCAGTCTGTGTAGATGAATTACTAGGCATTAAACCATTATTTTGCAAACTTTTATGAAGAAGTGCAAATGGTGATCTTAAATTTTCTACATTATCTCTTGTTAGTCTTACTGCTTTTGCGACTAACTCAGCCTCTTCTAATAAAAAAGCACCCCTTCTCTGTGCATATAAAACAGCGTCAACTAAAATCTCAATAGGATGAAATTGTTCTGGTTGTTGTTGATTACTTGTATTGTTTGATTCATTCTTCTGACTCATAATAATATAAATTATTAATTTATATTATTATTACAAAATAAACGAGTTTAATCACTATAAGTAATTGTAATTTGGTCACCAATAGTTACACTATCTATTTTAAATATACTACTTTCTGTTGACCAATTATATAATGGTGGTATTAAAGGTGGGTGTGATTTATTATTAGTCCAATAAGCCAATTCTAAATTATTTTTATATTTACCACTATTATCTTCATACACCCAATTACCAGATGAATTATCAAAATATATTGTATATCCATTTTTATCTGAGTACCAACTTATATATTTACTATCAGACCAACTCTGAGTTCTATCAACATTAAAAATATCATTGTCAGATGGTTTATCATTTACATAACAATTTGTTTCCTTAATATTTGGAATTTTCATTCCTAATCTGATCGCTGATTGATTGACAGTATCAATTGCAACAACCATTATTTTCATTTTACTAAAATGAGCTGGTCTTGCAGGTAATTTAAATGCTGTATAAACATCCGGAATACTTAAATCTATACTATAATCTGTTGATGGTTCCAAACCATAATAGGTACTACCTCTTATAGTTATCTTATTTGTAGTACCAGGTAATAATCTATTATTATCAATTAATGTTCCAATATCAATTTCTCTAAATTGACAATCTTCACCAGTTGCATTAATCATTAATGTATAGAAAATACCAGAATTTGAAATAGATGATTTATTAACATCAAATGAAATTTCTAATATACTACCTTTCATACTATATGTTGAATCTGTTGGAAAAAAAGTGTCATCCATTTCATCTGTATTATCAGAATTACCTGTTAATCTAAAAAAAGTACCATGTGCATTACTTAATAGAGAATTCAATAAATTATTATCAATATTATTATCTGTTATTTTATCTAAATGTTCTAGATAAATACTAAACATGTTACCAGTTGCATTTTTAAAAATATCAATCAATTCGTATTCGTCAAAACATAATTGACCAAATAATTTTTTATTATTCCAAGCTAATAAATATGGTACAAATTTAGTAATATTAACTTTAACACATTTATTTTTAGTCAATCCATTTTTTTTATTTTTTAATATGAATTTTATTTTTTCATATATTTTTATTACTAGTAAACCAATTTTATAATAACCAATTATTTCAAGATCAATATCATCAAAATTTACAAAATTTCCATTGCAATCTTGTCTATAAAATTTATTTTTATTTCTATTAATATGATCCCAAGAATGTGAATTTGCAGTTTTTCCAATATGCATTAAATTATATTTATTATAAATTCTATTATTATTATTGTACATATAATTAAAATTTTTACAAACAGTCTTATCGCCTCTACCATAATTAAATGCTTGTTTTACTTTTGAAATTATACTTAAAAAATGTCCAGAATTATGAATTAAAAAAGAAATTGCATCATATTTATTATTAATTAACATATATATATACCTTATTTTTTTTTTTGAAATTAAAATTAAAATTAAAAATATAATCTATATATATAATGAATTCTATAAAATTTATACCAACTATGGGTGAAATAGCACAATTATCAGGTGATACAGAACCTGATATATTTGATACAGCAAATGCTGCACCAAGATTAAAAGATTTATATACTAGTATTACAAATTTTGGTACAAAAGGATCAATTAATAACTATGGTTCATCTTCTGAATTATCAAATACTAGAATTTATTTAACGGAAGCAGGTAGAAATATTGATTTTTTAGAAGATAACAGTGGTTTATTAGGTTCACTTTTATTTGGTAAAATTATAGATCATGTTACTCATCCAAGAACAATGCATGGCCATAAAAAAACTCATAATGTATATGATGAATACAGATGGTCTGCAACATTAAATACACAAGGTTGTGATGTAAGTAATTTAAATACAAATAATGGTAATAATTGGTTCTTTAATAGGAGAGGTACTGGTACAAATACAGGTACAGATTTAACATGGCTTAGTAATCAAATGAGGAATTTTACAGGTGATCAACAAATTTCCAACTTTACAAATGGTTATTGGAATCCAACTGTCACAGCTGCTACTGATGATTTTGATATTACAAAAGGTTCAACTTTTGATTTATATGGTATATCAGCAACTGTTAAACCAGATCCCCCAACATCTGATACTTGTAATGTAACACCGGGACAAGGACCACCAGAACAACTAAATAATGGAGGAAAAATAGGATTTTTCTATAATAATTTTTTAACTGTTAAAAAAGATTGTAATTCAGATTGTAACACAAATATTTGTAATTTTAATAGCTATGGTAATTGGGAACCAATTTCTATTTTTTATAATAGCGTATCAGATACTAATCCTATTAAAATAGGTTCATATCTTAATATTACTGATTATTCACTTAATAATATAACAAATGATAACCAAAAGGATAGTTTATATAACCAAGTTTGCCAATCAAGATCTTATGGATGTATTCCAATTTCACAAATATTTAATAGAATAAGAAATTTAAAGGTAAATACATTAAACCAAAATCATAATGGTATATTAAATATATATAATAGTAATAATAATCTCATTAAATCAACAGCAACAGTTTATAGTCCAGGAGATATACCTAGATTAGGATGGAATTCCACAACAGAAAATGATCAAAATATCAATAATGAAACACATCTTGCCAAAATTTTAATTGATACAGGTGGTTATACATCACACTCAAAAAGGATTAAATATTGGGATAGTATTAAAAATGAATATACAACAACAACAAATAAAAAGAAATTTATTGATAGAAGTGGGCAAGAATTTGGTTGGTGTTGTAAAGTTGGTCCAGAAGATGATGCAAAGCTTAAAAATGGATGTTTTGTATCATTGGATGCACAAGTTATTTTAGGTTCTGATTATGATCAAGGTAATGATGTAACTAAAAAACCAAGAACAAAAGTTATAATTCCAAGTTCACCTGATATTACATTAGAATCAGTAAAAAATACAAATGGTTTCAAAATGGAGGGTGGTATTATTGATAATGCATCTGCAATTACAAATTTAACACCAGTTAATTCAAACAATCAATGTAATTCAAGTGTATGGGACTTTTCAACAAATAGTTGGGTTGATCCAAATTCAGCATTAGGAGCTATAACAACTCTACGGAAAAAAGATGATAATGTAACACCAGTAAATGTTGAAGAAGTTTACTATCCTAATTCACAAAAATATGATAATACTAAAACAATAAATGACATAATGGCTGATTCATCTACATCACAAGGACAAAATCAACCAGTTAGATATCAATATCAAATAATATCTGATTTTGAAAATGATCCAAGGTTAAGGGCATCTGAATGGGGACTTTTAGATGCTAAAGGTGGATTAACATCATCAAATGATCTACAAAATATTTTAAATTTTCAAAACACTAGTCCAAAACCTCAAACTGAAATATTAAACCAATTGCCAAAACTTTCCTATGAGAATATATGTCCAAATCAAACTACAACATATACTGAAAAATATATACAAATTGTAAAAGATCAGGATATGTATAATGATAGTACGTTACCATCAGATTCTGTAAAAAAAGCACAAGATGGTGGAACTTGTTTACAGTTACGTACATCAACAAATAATCCATTAGATGGTACTCAAAAACTATATTCTCAATCTATTGTATCACCTATTCTATGTTCGGCTATGGCATTTGGTTCAGGTGAATTAACTGTTGAGGCTAAATTTCCACCATGTACAGGTGGAATATTCGCTATGTGGACATTTAGAAGTGATGTATGTTCTGGTGAAAATGGACAAGGTGTTTATAGTTTAGATAATACAGCTGGGTTGGGTGAAAAAGAAGATATAATTAATCCTTCAATGGTATGTGAATTAGGATCACCCCCACAAGATTCACAAGATCAATATATTCCATTTGCAAAAAAAGATCCAAAACTTACACCAGTTGGTACAAATTTAGGTGTACAGAATGTAAATCCTAAAGTTAATTTAGGTCGAATCGGTGGAACTAGTGGAACAAATTTCATTGTATCATTTGATAAAAACATTAAAATAGATTTTGGACCAAAATTATATCCTATAAATCCAGATGATCCAAATGATTCTAATTATTTTTACAAAGATTACAAATCATTCTTGGATGATTTTAGTATTAATATTGATTGTTATTGGGATGATTATTTAAAAGATGATACAAATTTAAACACATCAATAACTACTTATTCAACTGGATTTATGCAAATGGCTAAATTAAATAATCCAAATAAACCTCAACCTCAACCTGGACCAATAAAAACAATAAATATAGATGATATTAACACAAATGGATATGGCCTTCCAACTCATTTTGATAGTAAAAATAAAATAGCAAAATTATTTAATCCGCTAAATAATAATACATACATTGATACATCTGGTGGTAATTTGGATTATGGTAACGCTACTCGCAATGATGAAATTGATATTGAGATTCCAACAAATTCACCAGGATGCCCTTGGAGTAAGCAGTATTGGTTAGGTGATATACCTACTGGTTGGTTTTGTTCATATTGGGTACCCGATGGACAAAGTTCCACTACAATTAAACCTGGTGACGTAAAAACACCATTACATATGGGTATGTGGTTTAGAATGAATGGAAATAGTTATGTATATACCAATGGTTCTGGATCAGGTGCTGTGCCATACGTAAATATGTGGAGTGATGCTGCCTGTATGAAACTATCAAAAGATTTTGGATTTAATTATAATTCAGGATTAAATGGACCAACATATGGTGGTGCATTAATGTGTCCAAATGATGGATATAGTCAAATTAAAACAGATCCGGTAAGTAAAAGAACACCATTAAATTGTTACAATAATACTTCCAATTCGAAAACACAATGTGACGATTTTCTGAAAGCAAATAGATATATTGAGATTATGGGTTTTGATGGTGGAATAAAGGAAAATGTTGAAAAGTGGATCAATACTAATAATGTACCAGATGCAAGTACTCAAATTAATTGTGTTAGATTAAGATCAACAGAATTATTCCCATCAACCAATAATCCAGCAAGAACTGCTCTTAACAATAAAAGTTGCCCAATTATCCTACAACCTACAAGAACCCAAAAACTTGATGAAAAATGGCACAAATATACTATATCTTGGATATCTGGGTCACCACCATTAGATAAGGGTGGAAATGAATTAACACCAGAAAACCCTGGTGAAGACGATCAATTGGATCATTATTGGGATGTATCTAACTGGAGGATAAAGCCATGTGTTTCATTTTATATAGATGGTGTATTTCAAATGAAAACAAGTGCATTCATCCCTAGAAGATACAGTAGATATAATATAGGTTTTATTAAACCCAGTGCAGCATTAAATTGGTATGGACCATTTCCTAAAAATGTAAAATATGCTCATACTTATATTAAAAAGATTACAATTACACCATTCATTACTGAAAATGATAATATAAATACAGCTGGAATAGAAAATCATTTTGATGAAAGTTTATCTGACTATTGGTGGTTGCCGTGGAAAGATTCACCATCAACTTTTAGAAAAAATGGAGGTGGTAATTCATTTTATATACCATTACGTAGTATTTCAAAATCATCCACAGAAATTAAAGACACTGAACCATATTGGGGAACACCGGATGATGATATAATATATAAAAGTAATGATGATCCTAATGCAGTGTGTCATTCTGATAAAATTGTAATTACAGATGGATCATCCCCACCCCCACCTGCACCTGCACCTGCACCAGCACCTGCACCTGCACCAGCACCTGCACCAGCTAATGAATATGATGCAGAACCATGTGCAGATACAGATACAGTAACAGAAGAAACAGAAAATTGCAGAATTGTATTTATGAAAGATAAAATAACAAAAGCAGATGGTAAAACATATATGACATGGCTAGATCCATTATCATAAATTAATTTAATATCTATATGATTAATTAAAGATTAATATAAAATTTTAATAAATTTTTTTTATTAAAATTTACTGAGTTACTGATTAATATCAAACAATATGTATTTATTGTTTTATAAACAGACGATTTAATTGATTGTGTTGTGATTCCCATTGTCTATCTTGGAATTTAACTTGATCTAATCTCTCTCTTTCAATGGCCTCTTCTCTTCTTTTTCTTTTTTCTATTCTTTCTCTATCTACTTTACTTAATTTATGACTTATATTTGATCTTTCACTTTTTAATGCATTAATGTCTTTATATTTCTTATATTTAACACTATCTGGATCAATGTATTTACGATTTTCGTCATGTGCTTGCATATAATCTGTATAATTTAATTTTCCACTATCACTACTACCTCCATAATTATCAATACTGATCTGACCTAATTCCTGATACGATACTTTTGTATTTTGTTGAAATGCAAGTGGTTCGTCATATTTAATAATTTTATTTGTTGTATTTTTCTTTTTAAATGCTGAATTAAATGTATTCTTATTAAATCCACCACTAAACATTCGTTCTTGTTCAGGATCCTTTCTTAGTTTAGTTGACGTATCCATTTGATTACCATAACCATCGTCATTTGCATTACCTATTCTATATTCATCAAAAACCGTGTTAAATTTATTTACATTAAAATTATCTTTGTCTACATATACATTCTCAACTGGTTTATTAATATTATCTTCATAATCTTGATCCCGAACTGGTTGATTTATTTTATGATCATTTGTATAACTTAATTTATTTAATAATGTTTGATATGCTTTTTCAATAATATTAAATAAAGCAGGTGAACCACCTCTATCTGGATGATAAACCTTTGCTAATCTAAGGTAAGCTTTTTTTAATTGATTTACATTAGCATTTCTATCTAATTGTAAAATATCATATGGATCATTGACACTATTTGAAGCTGATGCACCAGTTAATCCTTCATTTTGTACACTTTGTCGTATATGTGGTTGTACATGTGGTTGTACACTTTGTCGTACATGTGGTTTTTCCATTTCTTGATATAGACTATGTTGAATATTATTTTGAATATTATTTTGAAAAGATCCTTGTACAAGATTATCCTTGTATTGTTCACGTGATTTATCTATAATTCTATTATCTTGATATTGATTTGATAAATCAGATACTTGTAAATTACGATCCATCGGTGAATAATTTGAATTTGATGATTCTTCATATGTAACATTATTATAATTGTGTAATGGTTGTCTTTGTGTTTGTTTTTGTTGTGGTTGTCGAATAGGTTTTCTATTTTGACTTCTATTAGAATGTGGGTGACGTGGTGGATAACCATTTTTTTTTCTATTAGTTAATTTTTTTTTTTTTATATTTTTTTTTTCAATTTTAGAATCTACATTTCCCATTATATTTATAATATAATAATATATTTCTTAAATAATTATTATACGATAATTTTTTATAATTTTTATTTATGCATTTCCAGTTGCAGCAACTTGTGCACCTTGCCCAACATCATTTGCTAAATAATCACGATATTTTTGCGGTACAAAAGCAAGATACCATGTTTTTACAACCATATCCAATGTAAATACACCTACAACAATGACTGAAACCCAATTCATTACACCAATCGGATGACTTCCTAGGACATCTGAGCCACCATAATATCCAAATAGTAACCAATGTCCATATTGATGAATTGGTCCCGCTGTTAATAGCATAGTTGATGGTTTTCCATTTCCAAAGATATTGTTCCAAGATGAAAATCCACCATATAGAAGACTTAGCATATTAACAGTAATATTAAAGTCACGGCTAACACCCTGGGTATTATCGTTTAGTAGTACAGCAAGATTTGCAATAAATAGGCCTGTCCACATTGCATATAGTCCTGGTTGTCTCATAATCTTATCTTCAAATTTAAATAGTAATTCTGTATTCATTTTATAAAAATATATATTGATTTATTTTTATATTATAATTTATTATACTAAATTTTAGATATATAACTATTTATATATTTAAAGTTTAGATAATAATAATTATTTTTAATTATTATTTGTATTATTATTTGTATTATGATTATATAGTGAAATAATTCAAACTAACGAAACATGTTTAGTGGATAATTAAATAAATATTTATAAATTTAATGTGGTGGATCTTTACCCCAGAAATTTGGTGGGGTTACATTTGTTGATGGATATGAACTATCCCTTAATATTTGTTCTTGCGTTCTAACTGGAAGATTATTATTACAATAGAACATTGGTCCATTATTCCAATTTCTTTCTTTTGGCCAAGTGAGTGTCCTAAATGGAATACCCTCTCCTAAATTTATAACATATGTAGCAGATATATCATTATTATCACCATCACATACTTTAAATTGTACACGTGGTTTAATATATTTCTTTCCCATATTTTCATAATAACTATTTGGGTAAAAAATATTTAATGTAAATTGACCATCAATTATTTTTGCTACACCTTGATTTGGTGTTTGGTCAAAAGCTACATCTTCATTTGGGAATGGTAAACCTGATCCAGCATAACTTGCAGAATATGTTGGTGAATTTGCTGCCCAATATTTAATTAATCCATTTGATGCAATACTAGATAAATGTGATTTTAATCTACCATTAACTATGTAATTACCTACTGGATTATGTATAATTTTTACATCACACATTAAAAAACTGGCATAATCAGTTGCCCATCTATTACACATGGCACTATCTCTATACTTAAAAACTTTATCAGAATCTAATCCAAAACTTATTCCTGCTGATGCATTTCCTTGTGACATTATATAATATAAGTTAATATTTTATATTACATAACATTTAAATTAATAGCACATAAATATATATCTAGATTTAAAGATATTGAATATAAATATAAATATAATTAAATGAATTATTTATATAATATTTTATCAATAGGTTTATACGAAAAAGTTAGAAATTATATTGAAAATAATAATGGTTCTAATAAAAAAAAAATAATAGCTAGAAATTGGACTGGATTATTTCATGCTACTGGTGTAGTATGTTTGTCATCTGCTTATATTTATTTAAATAGCTCGTATAGTAGTTTTAATATGGATGAAAAAACAATAAATAATTTTTATTATTTTATAAAAACATTCTCAATTGGTTATTTTTTGAATGATATAACATTTATTCTTAGATTTGAAAAATTAACACCACTTAAATGTGGATTTATTTATCATCATTTAGCTACATCATATTTATTAAATATAGGACCAACTATATATGCAGATAAATTTTTGCTTCTAGGTGAGTTATCTAATATTCCAATATACTTTATTTACTATTATTTAAAGCAAGATAAATTAACATGTGGTGAAGAATGTAAACTACAATTATGGAAATATACACAAAAAATATTATATAGTGGATTACGTATTCCAATAATTGGATATTATTCTTATTATGCACTTAAAAAATTAAATATATATGATCAAGCTTTATTATTTCCTCTCTATTCAATGGGGGTTTTATGGTCATGTAAAATATTGAGTAAATAATTTATTATATTACTTATTTATAAAAAAGTTAAATTATTATAAATTATTATAAATTATTATAATTTATTATAAATAATTTATTAATTTTAAATATCGGTCGGTGTAATACAATATTGTTAATTAACATCATATGCCGTTAATTGTTTGTTCTTTGTTAAACTTATCTAATTATTAGGATCATATTATAATTAATGAAGATTGTTTTATATGTTCAAAGGTGTAAAAATAATTATATATTGAATAATTATTTTTATTAATATTATTAATTTTATATACTTAGTTTCTTAGATTTACTCTACTATTATCAACTACTGTTGCCATTCTACCCGGTATTGCTGCATAATCAACATAGTTCATTTCTTTAACTTTTTCTGGTTGGAATGCTTTTTCTAATTGGTTCCCTTGGAAACCCGGGTTGTATGGAAGTGGTTGTGATGATACTGCAATTGATCTTTGACCAAGTCCATTACAATCATAAGGTTCGCATTTACTAACAGATCTATTTACTTTACATAAACTTTCAACAAATGATGGATTTGCATTACACGGGGAAGAACCATTTACCTGTAAATTGTATTCATTATTAAGTTCCATAATTTTTGTTGCATTATGAATTAAGAACTGTCTGTAATTAAAACTAGGTGCAACATCATTTCTATTTCTGATCAAATTATTAACTCTATCATTTGGTCTGTAATCAGTGAAATGTCTCCCATCATCCATTCTTGGTGGACAATTAAAATATTTATTATTTGAAGTTTTTTTACAAATATTACTCATTATAATATAGTATAATATATTATTTTTTTTATTAATCGCTTATTTTTTTCCATCTTAAAACTCCATTTTTATTTGCAGCGACTTGATATGTTTTACCATCATTATCTGATTGACATGTATATCCTAATTCATGATTGCTTGGTTTATCACTTGGTACTGATCTTTTTGATTTCTTTTTTTCTTTTAATTTTATATTTTTAATTGATTCATCTAAAACTTCATTCATCTTTTCTTCTAATTTATCTAATTCATCTTCATTTTGTTTTACGATGAATTTTTTTTCATCACTATCAGTATTATCTAATTCTATTATTTCTGGTCCATTTTGACTAAAATCAAGAACTGTTGATAAATGTTGTACTTCATCTAAATCATTTTTAGATTCTTCTTCTTGATTTGGTGATACATCATCTAAATTATTCTTAGATTCTTCTACTGTTTCATTTTCAACATCTTCTATATTTTGTAAATCATCATCATGAACTTCTAATAAATCATTTTTGTTATCATCAGTACCAGCAGTTTCATCATCATTGCCATCATCATCATCATCGCTATCATCATCGCTATCATCATCGCTATCACCATCATCGCTATCATCATCGCTATTATCATTTTGATTATCGCCATAATTTATAAAGTTTTGCAATGGTAAACCTTTTTCATCATCTGATGAATTTATTGAACTATCATCATCATCAATATCTAATGGTTGTTGCATCATGCTCTGTACATTACCCATCATTCCTGCCATTTGACTTTCAATATTATTGTTTGATTTTTGGTTTCCACTTAGATGATCTCTAACAGCACTAACATCATATTTATTTCGATTAACTTCTACTTGTAATCTTGCTAATCTTTTGTAATTAAAATATACTAAAAATACTGTTAAAAGAACTAATATAGTTAATAATATAAGCAAATATGTCTGCATTTTACTAATTCTTCACAAAAAAAGTTTCCATTTTAAACTTACCTTCTAATAATTCATTCTTTATATTAATAGCATCATCAATAATATCTTGATCAAAGTTATTTTTCTTTATAAGTTCAAGAGCAATGTAATCATATGAAACACCTTTTTTAATTTTATATGGATAGATTATTTCATTGTTAGCATCGCGTTTAATTGTAAACTTATAATTTTTAACACTATCTGTTACATCTGATACCTTTGTTAAATTTGTATAGTGTGTTGTAATTATTGAAATACTATTTTTAAAACTGACAAGTTTTTTAACTATTGCATATGCTGCAGAAAAACCTTCAACAAAATTTGTTGATGAAAATATTTCGTCCATTATTACAAATGAAAATTCATTTTCTGGCATGTTCGATAAACTATCTATATATTCTTTACTTCTTCTCATTTCAGCTTGAAATAATGAATCCACACCTTTACAGTCTGGTATATGTAAATAACTACTAATATTTTTAAAAGGTGTTAGTGTTAGTTTTTTAGCCGCACATAGACCAACAGTTTGTGATAATATTATATTTAAAGCAACTGTTTTTATAAATGTTGATTTACCTGCAGCATTTGGTCCTGTAATAATTAAATTTTTTCCTTTCAACTTTAAATTATTTTTAACTGAATTATTTCCTAAATATGGATTCCACATATTTTTTGTATTGATAATTGGTTTATTTGCGTTTTCTTTAAATTTAGTAAATGTAAATTTTTCTTTGTTTATTGTATTACTTAATGATACATGTGAATCAACTTGACCAACATATTTTATAATACTAACTATTCTATCTTTTGTTTCCATAAATCTTTTATAATTTTTAAGAATCTTACCTCTATTTGTTGTAAATTTATATTCTTTTGGCATATTATATAATAAACTTCTCATATAAGTAAGATCATCCAAATGATTCTCTTCACATTTAAAACCAATTTGTTGACATATTTGTGTAATATTAAAGGCGGAGTCAACAAATTTACATATTGTTTGACATTTATCGTATAATATTTTTACTAATTTATTTAAGTTATTTGATTCTTTTATTGTATTATAAATTGAATATAAGTAAAAAAATATCCATATTCCAATACTAAACATAGATTTAATCCCCATATTACTAAATGCTAACTTAGTAAACATTTTAAAAACAATTGAAACTGGTAAATTTACTTTAAAAAATTTGAGTAATATTAATGGTAATATAATAGTAACAATCGGTGATCCAATAGTAATAGCTGGATTAATATAAATTTTATAAAAAGATGTAATATTTAAAAGAAATTCATTACTATTTAAAATATTATTTATAAATCCAAGATATGGAAAATTAAAATATACCATTTCATAAAGAGATTTAATATGATCACTTATATTTTCCCAATGCCATAAAATTTCATTTTCATTACCTTTAATTGTATTTAGCTGTTGAGATATTAATTGAGTATTTTCAGTACTATTTAAAAATTTTTTTATATTATGTTGTCTTTCTGATAATAAACTAATATCCGTTGTTGTTTTTGATAAAATATTTTTTAATGATGATTCACCAAATAATGTTTTAGTATTATTAATTTTATTAAATATAGTTTGTTCAGTTGTTCCTAAATTATCAGTAAACATTTCTAAATTTCGATAAAGAGTTCCAGTATTTATAGTATTTTGACACATTAAATTAATTTTAGAAGATAAATGGTTTTTATTTGAATTTAAATGTGATAACATTTGAATCTTATCTGATAAACTTAGTTCATTATTATTTTCTGTTTTATTAATATTGTATAAATATTCTTTTATATTATTAAAGACTTGATTCATTTATATTTTAACATATATTAATTGATTTTAATGGACGTAATATTTATTTTTTTGGTGTATTTTAGTTGAAATTAATATGTTTATATAAATTATATTAATATGGCATTACTTACTCTCAATTTAGATGTGGATAATAATTATAAAACATTAGTAGAAGATTTATATAAAATACTTGGTTATTTGGTGATTCTACATATTTTTGTATGTTTAAATTATGGTAATAGAGTACCAAACAATTTTGGTTTATCAGGGAAGCTTTTTAACGATAACTTTCTTAGTCTATGTTTGCTAATTGTTCTCACCGTTTTAGCATATAATCTTGTTTTCAAATATTTGGTAGAAATAAAATTTTAAATTATTAAAATATAATTAAAAAAATATAAACTTAATATATATGATTAAGTTTATCGTCGAATTAGTTGGTACTTTTATTTTTTTATCTGTAATTCTTAATACAGGTAAAGCTATTCCAATTGGATTAGCATTAGCAGCTGTTATATTTTTTGGTGGTGCTGTTTCTGGTGGACATTTTAATCCTGCAGTAACTTTAATGATGTCTCTTAATGGAAAATTAGGTAGAGAAGATGTTATTAAATATTGGTTAGCACAAATATTAGGTGCATGTGCCGCTTTATATTTTTATAAATGGAGTAAAAAACTTGGTATTAAACATAATTGAATTTCATGAAAATATATTAATAAAAATTTTAGATTTAAAGAAAATCTAAGTATATATATATCATAAATGAAAAGTATTAAGAAATCAGGTTTTGTATACTTTCCCAAAAAAGATAAAGATGAAACTAATGAACTTTTTGAAAAGAGAAAAAAATTTATAGCAATGATGAAGCCTAAAAATAAACTTGATTATAATAAAGCATTAGTTTTATCTAGAATAATTATAAATATATTGGTTCTTAAATGTATTTATAATGAAAATATTATGAGTAAAGTTGAAAAAATAATAAATAAAATGTAATTGAAAAAAATAATAATTATTTTCTTAATTTCTTAACAACTTTAACATATCCGTTTCCATTACACTTGCCGTCTAGCATAACATAGTAGATAAAATAATAAAATAAATATATACTACTGAAAAAGAATGCAAATACAGTTATAAGTATTCGTGCACCTTGGGCAGTTTTAGCATTACATTCATGTGCTAAGTAAGCAGCTGATACAGATACAAATAATGCTAATAAAAAACTAACAATATCTCTTACATTATAATCAACATTAAAATTTTCTTGGATATTTGAGTATTTTTCTACACATTTTTTTGCAATAAAATAATCTAACATTTATAATATCTAATGAGATATTTATTATTTATATAACATTTTATATTTTTCAGTATAAAATATTATAATATAATATATGATTTTAATTAAATTATTAACAATATTATTAACAATATTATTTCTTATTTTACTTTTAGTTAGATATTGTTATAGAATAAAAGAGAATTTTGAATGTAAAACAATAGTCAATAATAATAATCCAAAATGTCCACCTCCATATAATAAAGAAGTTAATTTTTGGACACATGATAAGAAAAATGATGTTTATCAATGTCATTTTAAAAGAGGAAATCAAATATATTATAGTCCAGAAGGATGTTGTTTTGATAAAAGTAAAAAAGTGGTTATAAATGATAAATGCCATCAGATGAATATTGATAAAGTTAATTTAAAAACATGCTTAAACAATTCACCAATACCTGGTTGTGGATTATGTACAGATAGCAATGGAGATGGTACATATATGGAAGGAACACCATTAGGTCCATATGATTTATTAAATACTAATTGTGTACCCGGTAAATCACCAATGACCAATAAAAAAGTATCTAAAAATGCATGGTTTATGTGTAAACAAAATCCATTTATTAATATAGTTGATTTATAAAATATTTTATTTAACCCGTTTCGCATTTTAAATCCCCTAATAATAATACCGATCATCGTTGAGTATAATTTGACGGAGATGTGCTAAAAATTTTAATCCACCGACGACTAAAACAAAATTATTATTAATTTCAATACCACCAGTGATCAATAATATTGATAAAAATATTCCGAAAATCTCACACCAATATGGCCATTTAACAAGATTTGTAGTATCTTTATAGATATGTGCTACCAGTATAGTCCATCCACAAAAATTAACAGATATGGAATTTTCTACTAGTATAAAATATATCGATACACAATATACAATTATTTTAAAGATATAATCTTGGTACATATACCTTTAATCGACAAATTAATTGTGAAGGGTTAAAAATATTTACAAGATGAATTCTCTAAATGTAAAACTATATCTAACTTGTTCCGTATTTGATTGTGGTATCTCATGTACAAAATACTTTTGACTAGATCCTGTCATAATAAATATTGAACCTGATTCTAAGGTATAATTAAAATTTCGATAGCTATCTTTCTCTAATTTAATAGATTTAATATTATTTGGATCATATTTCACTCTCTTAAAATTTATATTTCTAGACGAACCAATTGATAATCCAATTATAACTGGATATTCCCCAAATGAATCAGGAGAATCTCTATGTGGTTGTATATAATCATTACCATCGTTATATTTATTAAGTAAACAGCTATTTAAATTAACTGTTAATCCTAAACTATCTATTTTATTTTGTATTTTATTTTGTATTAGAGAAAGGAACCTATCATATTCAAATGACTCCCATCTTTTGTATCTGTATTTCCATTTAGGACAAAAATATTTCATCTCATGATGATACCACTTTTGAGACCTAGATGAATATTTTTTGTAATTATGACATGGATGAAAATCATCCATAGAATCTAAATGTGATTTTATTATATTCTGCTCATCTATTGATATAAAATTTGGTATATAATAAAATTTGCTTTTTTTGTCATTCGTTTCTGTGAATTCATATTTAATCATATAATATATGATTAAATCTATGAGTAGTTATTTATGTTTATCGTTATTTCAATTTTATATAATAATTTTAATTAATAATTTTAATTAATAATTTTAATTAATAATTTTAATTAATAATTTTATAAATGATGAATATCTATTCAGGATTTTTAATTTCATTCTCTACCATTTTTTCTAGATCATTCTTACTCATTTTGAATATTTTAATAAGAAAACTTAATTGTTGAGAAGTAACATGTATTTTAGTTGAATTCGGTTTATATCTATTACCATACTTATATAATGCATCGCCAATGTGTTTCCAATCAAAACCATATCTAGTTATATTTAATTTTAGTTCAAGTGGAATACATTCTTCTTTTTTTAGTGCTAATATATAATCACCATCTGTTAAATATAATTTTTGATTTACCATATATAATAAATAATATACTTTTATTTTTTATATAGTTATTTATTATTTTATAAAAATTGAAGAATTTACATAAAAGTATTTGTTTTTTTTCTAGTAATTTAAAGATAAGTATATAACAGTACTAAAATGGCATCAATTATTGAAGATGATGGAAATGCTAACAACTTACGTCAATTGTCACAACAAGTTGCGTATACGGTGAGACGAACAACACAAAATAGTAATTATCGACCCCCGGAAGAAGTTGCAGAAGATATAAGATCAAGGTATTTGGTAGAAGTAAATGGTGCACAAAAAATTGTACCACGCTTAACAAAAATGGCTGAAATGATTTCACAAGAAACTTTAAATTCTGTTTTATCAGATGAGTCTTCTAATTCTATACCAAAGATAGAAGAGATTAATCTTACTATTAGGCATGCAGGAAAAGAAAAATCATACATTTTTAATAGTGAAAACAAGTATGTTACACTTGGAAGACTTCCTGGTGGTGATTTCGAATCAAGACATTTTCATACTGGTTTCTATGATTGTTCAGTATCTAGATTAATGTTTATGATTGTCTTTTTACCAAATAAAAAGTTAGCAATTATAGATTTTTGGTCTTATTTGGGTACAAGTATGATTAGTTGTGAAGAAAAATCAGAAGAAGACTATATAGTATCTGTGCCAAATAATAGAAAAGTTATTATAGTAGACTCCGACAAATCAATGGTATTTAAAATTGGCGAAACCACTTGGGTTACTTTTAATCCAAGAGAATGCATTATCTGTATGGATAAATCAAGAGATTGTGTATTTGATGGTTGTGATCATTTTGTTTCTTGCAAAGATTGTGCTAATAATATAACAGATTGTCCAATATGCAGAAAACCTATTAATAATTTGGATGAACCTAAGGCTAAAAGGATATGTACACAACAAGATAAATAAAAAAATTGTTACTATATATTATATGTTAGATAGACTTAATTATAATATTATTTTTTTATTAGTAATTAGTATTGTATTTTTTATAATTGATTACTTTTCAAACGGTAGATTTTATAAAATATTAAATAAAATTAATAAATTAACTGGAAAATGGAAAGTCTTTATTGTTTTTATTGTATTTTACCTACCTAAATTAATATATTTGATGAGAAAAAATGAAGAAGGTAACTCAATTACTATATATGAATTATTTGGATTATCAGAAAATAGTGAATGTAAGAATATAAAAAAAAATAAAAAAAGAAAAGTATCTACTACTGCAAAAAAATATGTAGCAGCTAATCAAAAATGGTTATGTAATATGTGTAATAATTTATTAGATGCTAGTTATGAGGTTGATCATATAAAACCTTTATATAAAGGCGGTGATAATGAAGTTGGTAACTTACAAGCATTGTGTAGAAATTGTCATGGTAATAAAACAATATATGATAAATTAAAATAATAATAGATTATAATTTAGATAATATTATTATATTTTTATCTTTGTCACTAGTACTAAAACGTTGTTTTAGGTCACTTGTGGAACAGCTTTGCTTGTTGTCACTTGTGGAACAGCTTTGCTTGTTGTCACTTGTGGAACAGCTTTGCTTGTTGTCACTTGTGGAACAGCTTTGCTTGTTATCACTTGTGGAACAGCTTTGCTTGTTGTCACTAGTACTAAAACGTTGTTTTAGGTCACTTGTGCAACAGCTTTGCTTGTTGTCACTTGTGCAACAGCTTTGCTTGTTGTCAAATTTTATAATAGGATTATTTAATTCAGTAAATAATTTTACTATTTTTTTTATAATTTCTTTTTTCTTTGCCTTTTGCATATATTTATAAGATACATAACTAGCCGGACTAGTTGTTGGTTTCTCTATATCTAATATTTTTTTCCAACTAATTAATATTTCATATAATTTTTTAAATGTAATTGACATTTATTTTATATTATAATATATTCTTTATATATAATATAGGAATGAATTCAAATTCAACAAATAGTGTAAAAAATTTTGCGAGTGAGCCACAAAAGATGTTATTACTTTTTCTTATTATTGTTATAATAGTAATGATTGGTGTGAAGATATATTCATTATATGTTGATACAAAGATATATATGAATGAAGATAATATGTATTTAAGAAAAGTGTGGAATGCAAAAGTAAAAACAGTAGATGAAGATTTCCCACCTATTTCTTGTTATGAGATAAAAGATCCAAAATCAAACAAACATAATAATAAAGTTAATGGTATAAATGGTGATAGATTTCCAGCGCCAAATGGTGTATTTACATATAGTTTTTGGATTTATGTAAATGGTGTTAGCCCACATGGAAAACCAAATGATGATTGGGGTTCATATAAATATGGGGAATGGAAACATATTATGCACAGAGGTACACCTATGAAGGGAAGTAATACTGACCCATCTATTGATCCAAATATAAAACTTGATAGGAACAAACCTGCAAAAGCATGTTATAAGATTGATAATGTGGATGTTAGTATGAAACAGTTACCAGGATTTTATTTAGCACCGACTTTAAATAAATTATATTGTCAAATTAGAAGAACAAGTAAAGCAACAGATATTGAGAGTGAACAAATGGTTATTGAAAATTTACCATTAAATAAATGGGTTAATATTACATATGTATTTAATAGAACAAATATGTCATTGTATATGAATGGTAAATTAGAAAGGACTACAATGGTATTTTTACCGATAAATATAGAAGAATTTAATCATAATAGATTATATATTACACAAGGTGGTGGTTTTGCAGGACGACTATGGAATCTACAATACTTTTCTACAGCATTAGAGCCAAATAGAATATATAGAATGTATAAATATTATTTAGGAAAAATACAATCAAAAGATATGAAATTACATAAAAAGAAAAAGAAATGCGATGATTGTGATGATGATGTGGAAGCTTCTTTAATGAAAGATTTTGATGTACCACAAATAAAAGCAACTGTTATGAAGGATTATAAAAAAACAAAAAGTACATTAAATTCTGATATGATTAATATTTAATTAATAATTATTAGAGTTAAAATATAATCTCATTATATATTATATTTTAATATGGTTAAAACTAAAAAATTAAATAAACATTTAGGTGGTTTCACTAATGCCGTATCTAGTGCTGCAAATACTACAGTAAATAAAGCAAAAAGTAATCCCATTGCAACAATAGTTATATTATTATTGGTTGTACTTTTCATAGTATTAATTGTCTGGTTAGTTAATACATTAAGAGGAACACATACAAAATCAACTGATAAAAATCCAATTTGGATTTCAAACCCAGTATCAGCAAATGTAATTAAACATCATAAAAAATTTAAGAAAGGTTTTAAAGTTCCTGAAAATCCAAATGCATTAAACTTTTCATATAGTATTTGGGTTTATATTGCAGATTGGAACTATAATTTTAATAAATTTAAAAATATATTTGTAAGAAAGAGAAAATCTGGTAGTAGTAAAGGAATGAAGAATAATATGGCACCAGGTTTATATATGTATCCAAAAACTAATAATTTGTTTGCTAGAATATCCACCTTCGCAGATCCTAGTGAGGGATGTGATATTAAAAATATTCCAATACAAAAATGGGTAAATATAATTTATGTATTAAATAATAGAACTGTTGATATTTATATAGATGGAAAATTAGAAAGAAGCTGTGTCTTAATGAATATTCCAAATATTGATAAGAATGCTAGGGTATATGTTGGTGAAGATGGTGGATTTTATGGACAAATGTCTAAATTTCAATATTATTCACATTCCTTAACACCAAATGAAGTTGTTGAAATATATGAAGATGGTCCATTTGAAGCAAAAAAATATAATGTAAATTTATTTGATCATGGTAAATTTATGGAAATAACTGATCCAAATAGTGCCGATGGTGGTGATGAGAACCCAGACGCGGACGATTCAAATAATTAAAGAAATTAATTAATGAAATATATTATTTTATATAATAAATAAAAAATAATATGATATATATATATATATGAGTACAAATAGTTTAGGTAGACCACTTCCACCAAAAGTTATTAATAGTTCTAATATGAATAAATCATTAAAAAATAATTCGAATAGATCATCTGGTCGTGTAAATAATAGTGCATCAAATAGTAGTGGATCAAGTAGTAGTGGATCAAAAATTGTATTAATTATAATTATGGTAATTGTTGGATTATTTTTAGCATATCTAATTTATAAATTTGTCCAAAATTATAATGATACTAGTGAAAATGAACCCTGGTTAGTAAAAGGTACTAAGATAGCTTCAACACCTTTAACTATAAAAGGTGATAAAATAAAAAGATCAGTAGATAGTCAATATGGAATTGAATTTTCATACATGACATGGATATATGTGAATAAATGGGGCAAAAATTGGCAACATGTTTTTCATAAAGGTAGTGTCAATGGAACACCTCTTCAAGCACCAGGTGTTTGGTTATATCCAAATTATAATAAAATATCAATAAATATGAATACATTTACATCAGTAAGAGAAACATGTGATATAGGAAATATACCAATTGGAAAGTGGGTTCATTTAGGTATAGTTGTTATTGGTAAGAATATAGATGTATATATAAATGGTGATTTGAAAAAAAGATGTGAATTTAAGGGAATACCAAAACAAAATTATGGAGATTTGTATGTAACAAATTATGGGGGGTTTGATGGTTTTGTTTCAAAATTAAAATATTTTAATTATGCAATTCCAATCTGGAAAATAACACAATTATTTAATATGGGTCCATCAAAGGCACCTTGTACTGATACTGGATCTAAACCACCATATCTTGCAGCTGATTATTGGCAAACAACAGGTTTCCCAGATGCAGTAGGTCCACCAATCATGCCAAAACCTAATATACCTATAATGCCAGGTCCAGTTTTACCACCTACCTAACCAGATCAATAAAGGTTTTCAAGATCTTAATATTAATTATTCAGACAAAATGGAACAGCTTCGTATAATTTATGTAAGAAATTAATTAGCCCGTGAATGAAATTCACTTGCAAGAGAATATAATATTATCTCAATAGTATAATATTATCTAGCATATATATATATGAACCAAAATCTTTGGGGACCACAATTATGGTTTTTTTTACATACAATATCATTTAATTATCCATTAAAACCAAAAAAAGAAGATAAAGAGAGAATGATTACTTTTTTATATGGATTACAACCTGTTATACCTTGTAAAATTTGTAGAGATCATTTTAAAAGAAATTTAGCAGAATCACCACCTAGATTAGATAATAGAAAAGATTTTTCTGAATGGATGATTGACGCTCATAATGAAGTTAATGGAAGAACCGGGAAAAAAATATTAACATATGATGAAGCAATCAGTATATGGGAAAAGAATCTAGGAAAAAAAATAAGTTTAACTAGTGATAACATTGACACATGTGAATGTAAAATTGATTATAAAAATTATATATTTTATTTCTTAGTACTTCTGTCTATTTTGATATTATTTATATATTATAAGAAGAATATGTAAATTATTTATACAATAATAATAACATTTTATGTAAATTATGTAAATTATGTAAATTATGTAAATTATTTATACAATAATAATAACATTTTATGTAAATTATTAATTATTTTTTTTTTTTCAATATTATAATGTCTTATTAATGAATTAGCTTCTTTAATATTACACCATTTTAAAATACCAACTTCACCTTTTTGATCTAAATTATTTAAATCTATTTCAAGTTTTATTTCTTTTTTAATTTGTGCTATATAATAAATGTGCTTATATCTTATCCCATTAGTACCAATATAGTTTTCTTCAAGTGGGCGCATATCTAATATGGTATAATTAGAATCATCAATATTTGTTTCTTCTAAAAATTCTCTTTTAGCACATTCAATATTTAATTCTCTTAGATTTCTTCTTCCTTTTGGAAAGCCCCATTCAGGATGGATCCATTTATCTTTATTTTTATTAATTAAATATTTATAATTTTTTTGTTTAAATTTATTAAATTTTTTTTTTGAATTAATATAATCATTGTTTCTATTTATATCACTATTTGACCACAAATATTCCCAATTTTCATCAAATGTTTTGTTTAATATTAAATTTTGTTCTTTTTGAGTCATTATATTTAATGTTAATTGTAAATATTCTATCTCATCGAATAAATATTTTCCTCTCATAAATTCAACATAACCAATACTATTTTTTCTACTTATCATTAAATATTTAATATTTTTATTTAATATTTTTTTATCATATTTATTTATTTTTTCATATAAACTATTGTTAATGTCATTATTATCGAATTTTATACAAATAATACCTATACTAATAACTGGTTCATAACAATTCTTATATATATGACCTTTTTTACCACAATTTCCACAATATAAATGCGACATTCTTAAATATAATTATATTCTAACCTTTTAAGTATATTTTAAATTATAATATATAAATTATAATATATAAATTAATATAATACAATATATTATATGGTCAAGAATAAATATAGTTACTATCCATCTATTGAGGATAAAGATTTTTATAAAAAAATATTCTTAAAAAAAGAATTTAATAAAACTAAAATAACTAAATTAAATGAAACAAATGAAGAATTTTTAGATAGAGTTTGTAATCCAACCAGTTTTAGACCTTTACCACAGCAAGATTTTTTAAGAAATTATATATCTATAAATACACCATATAATGGTATTATTATATTTCATGGAACAGGTGCTGGTAAGACGTGTGCTGCTGTTGGTATTGCCGAGGGTTTTAAAAAAGTTATGAAAAGATATCATAAAAAAATATTAGTATTAGCAGGTCAAAGATTAACTGAAAATTTCATTAATACTGTTTATAATATAAATAAAGAAGAAAATAAATTACATAAAGATGATATTGTTCAATGTACAGGAAAAAAATATGAATTAAAAAGTGAAGATAAATATTTAACAAAAGAACAACAAATAAGAAAAATAAGAAACAATATATTAAAGACTTATAAGCTAATGGGTTATTTAAAATTTGCAAATTATGTTAAATTGAAAACTAATTGGAATGGAAAAATGAAAAACATCACTGACAAAGTTAAAAAAATAATAGATTTAGAATTTTCGAATAGAATAATAATTATAGATGAGGTACATAATATAAAGTCTACAACAGTAAGTAAAGAAACCCAAAAAACAGTACCACCTATATTGGAAGCAGTTATTAAATATTCAAATAATAAAAGAATAATATTAATGAGTGCAACACCAATGCATGATTCACCCAAAGAGATTGTATATTTATTAAATTTAATGTTAATGAATGATAATAGAGAATTGATTAAAGAGACTGATATATTTGATAAAGACGAGTATTTAACAGAAGTAGGAATTAAAATATTAGAAGATAAAGCAAAGGGATATATATCATATATTAGAGGAAATAATCCAATATCTTTTCCAGTAAAAGTTTACCCAACAAAAAATATAATTCCAGGATATAAATATGATATATTTAATAAAATTATAGAAAATAAAGAAAAAATAAAATATTCATCTGTTTTTCCTGCCTATATGTCGGATTATCAATTTAAAATTTATAATGAGATTTTAGATAAGTATAAAGATAAAGATACAAATAAATTTGGGGGAATAATGGATGATTTAACACAAATATCTAATGTTGTTTTTCCAACAAAAACTTCATTTACTTATGGATTAAATGGATTTAAAAAATCAAATGATGGTAATGGATCATTCTTTAAAATATTAAAAAATATACCTGGTACCAATAAAAAATTAAGTGTATTTAAATATCAAAGTCATGTAATTAGTAATATTAAAACAAAAGATGAAAAACCTTTTTTAGATAAAGATTTAATTGGTAAATACTCAATTAAAATGAAATTAATAATGGATAATGTACTTACTGCAAAAGGCCCTATTTTTATTTATTCTAGTTATAAATCATCAGGTGTAATACCGATTGCATTAATGTTAGAGCAAAATGGTTTTGAAAGATATACTATTGAAGGAGAAACAAAGTTATTAAATTATCCTTTTAATAAAAAAGGAGGTGGAGGTAAATCAGAAGCTGTTTCATACTTAAATGGTTTACCAATTTCACATAAAAAAAATAAAAATAAAAATACCAGAATTGCTAAATATATATTAATTACTGGTGATTCTGACATTTGTAAGATGAGTATAACACAAGCAACAAATATTATAAATTCAGAATCAAATAAAGATGGTAGAGATGTTAAAATTATTTTAGGTACAAGAGTTGTAGGTGAAGGAATTGATTTTAAAAATATTAGACAAGTACATGTTTTAGAACCATGGTATAATTTTTCAGTTAATAGACAGATTATAGGTAGAGCAATTCGAAATTGTTCACATATTACTTTACCAATAAATGAAAGAAATGTTGAGATTTACCAATATGCGTCTTTACCACCAATTAAAAGTAAAAAAAAAATAAAAGACACTGAAACGATTGATGAAAAAAGATTTAGGTATGCCGAAAATAAAGATATTAAAATAAAAGATGTGGAACATGTATTGAAAAGAGTTGCAGTCGATTGTAATTTATTTAAAAATGCAAATATATTTGATAAAAAATTAATTATTAATATTTTGACATCTACTAATATTAAAAAAAAAATTAATTTAATGGATAAACCATATTCAAGTGAATGTGATTATAAAAAAGAATGTAATTATGAATGTATTATGAAAATTGATAAAAAATATGAAATAGATACAGATACATATAATATAAAATATGCAGAGACAGATATAAATGATTCTAAAAAATTAATTAGAATTATGTATAAATTAGATTTTGTATATAAATTAGATGATATAGTTGATTATATTAAAAATAAAATTCCATATATTGAAAATATGTTTATTTATAAAGCATTAGATGATTTACTTAAATTAAGCAATGAATACATTGAGGATAAATATAATAGAAATGGAAAATTAATTTATAGAGGAGATTATTATATATTTCAACCTACCAGCATTGTTTATCAGAATATACCATATTATTATAGAATAAGACCTCTTACTGTTAAGCCAAAATATATTGAAATATCAACTCTTATTACTCAAAAGAAAGAAATAGATAATAAGGACGAGTTGTATAAAAATAATTATGAAACTTTAGAAAAGAAATTATTAACAAAAATAAATAAAATAATTAATATCTCTCATAAATATATTTCAGAAAAAATAAATACAAAATTAATGGATATAATAATAGAATATGTTTTAATCAGATTAAATAACATAAATAAACTAAAAATATTAAAATATTTAGTAATTAATAGAAATAAAATTAATAATAATTTATTAATAAATATATTAAATAATAAAAAATTTATAAATAATAATACTATTATATTAAATAATAAAAAATATTCGTTTGACACAAAAAAGAAAATTTGGAATGAATATAATTATAATAATGATAATAATGATAATAATAATAATAAAAAATTAATCTATTCAGAAATTTATGGATTTATTGAATTTAATAAAAGTAATAAAGTAGTATTTAAAATTATAGATAAAAGTAAGGATAAAAATACTATTACTCAAACAAAAGAAAAATCAATGAGATCAATAATTACTGGTAGATCATGTAATACACATCGCATAACCCAATTAATTAATATATGTAATAAAATTGGATATAAATTTAAAATACAAAATAAGAAAAAAAATGAACTATGTATTGTTATTGAATTAATTTTTAGATTAAAAAATATGGATAATAATATTATCTGGTTTTTAGATAAAACAATTAAAAATTGAATTATTATTTAAATAATAATATATTTTATTATATATAATATAATATAATATGAATAGTAATATATATACAAATAATGTCCTATACAAAAAAATAATTATTTCACCAAAATACCTAAGTAAGAATATAGAAAAATATATTGTCCGTAAATTAAAATATCAATGTGAAGGAAAATGTATTAGAGAAGGTTATGTATTAGAAGACAGTATTAATATTATTAGAAGATCTGTCGGTAAAACATATGGATGTGATTTTAGTGGAAATATAACATATGATGTTGTATACGGAGCTAAAATTTGTAATCCATTTGCAAATGATATTATTTATTGTGTAGTAAAAAATATAAATAAATTAGGTATTTTAGGTGAAAATGGTCCATTGTCAATAATTATTGCTAAACAATATCATACAGACAAAAGTATTTTTAAAAATATTGAAATAGGTGATTATATTAATATCAAAGTACTTGGTAAGAAATATGAATTAAATGATATTAAAATATCTGTAATTGGACAGATAGTCAAAGATGGAAAAATTAAAATTAAAAAAAAAATTAAAATAGTACAAGATAATCAAAATATCGAACCTTCAAATGATAAAGTTAAAAGTAATATAGAATTTGAAACTAATGTTCCTATAATTGATATTGCAAATGAAGATGAAAGTAATGATTTTTCTGATTCTAATCCTGAATCTGATTCTGATCCGGAAGAGTACTTAGAAGATTCAGATGATGATTTTGAATAGAAAAATATGGAAGAAGAGACTTAAAGATTTATATATTTTATATTATTATTATGATTAGTGAAAAATCAATAGAATATACAAATAAAGATTTAAAAGATCTAAAACTAACAATAAGTAAACTAAGTAAGAATGAGCATATTGAAATATATAGAATATTAAAATTACATACAAACTCTTTTACTGAAAATAATAATGGTATCTTTATTAATTTATCTAAATTAAATAATACTGCTATAAATATTTTATTTAATTTTGTTAAATTTAGAATTGGTTGTAATAAATTTTTGAATAAATCAGAAATAAATAGAAAAAAAAATAAAGAATTATTAAATAATCAAAATGAGAATGAGAATGAGAATGAGAATGAGAATGAGAATGAGGATAAGAATGAAAATGAAAATGAAAATGATATTAAAGAAATTGATAATAATGAACAGAATATTAAATATATTGATAATAATGAAAAATATAGTAATGACTTAAATTATGAAAATAAAAATACAAATAAATTTAATTTAAAAAAAAATAAAGAAAAATTTACAGGAATTAAAGCTAAAATTTTAAAAAATTATAAATCAAAAGATAAAGTTTCAAAAGAAGTTAATAAAAATATAAAAAAAAAGAAAAAGAAAAATGAAGAGAATTTAAATTAAAGTAATAACTATAATTAATAAAATTGAAAAAATATTTAAATATAATTTAATATAGAATAGTAAATTATATATATATATGTTAAGTGTTACTGATTTAATTTATACTTTGTCATCTGTACAAGAAAAAATAATTAATAAAAAAAAAGAAAACAATAAAGAATATGTAAAATGTCATGATTCATTATATAATAGATATGTAATTAAAAATAATTTTGATACTAAAAATATTTACTCGTGTATATCTGATATTATTGGTAATGATTTTTATATCTATATAAGTATTTTTAAAAATTCATTTATTGAATCAATATTAAATATATTATCAGATAAGTTTATATTATCTAATCAAAGAGATAAAAAGAAAAAAATTAATCTATTTAGAGAAAAAATTGGATATGATTTAAATGATAAGAATTTATATTATAAATTTGGATATAATAAAAATAGAAATACAAAAAAATCAAGATTACAGAAAGTACTACTAGAATTTAAAAAACCTATTATAAATGATGATATAATATTTCAACTAATTTCAAATTATTTAGATATAAATATATTTATATTTAATGTCAGTCCATATATAACACTTGATAATGTTTATTGTTATTACTCAAAAATAGATTCAGATAGATATTGTAAATTTAAACCAACAATATTTTTAGTAAATAAAAATAATAAATACGAAGCAATATTATCAAATAAACATAATGTTATTAATTATTCGGTATTTAGTAGTATAATAGATTATCTTTACGATAATTATGTAAAAGATAATATTGAAAAAGAATTAGAAATAATTGATGAAGATGTAAAAACTGATAATAGTTTAAATAATGAAGTAGATACAGATAACGCAGATACAGAGAACGTAGATGATGAGAACGTAGATACAGATAACATAGATACAGACAACGCAGATACAGACAAAGCAGATACAGATAACGTAGATGCTGAGAACGTAGATGCAGATATAGATGATAGTGATGATGATGATGTGAATGATGATGAAAATGTAGATGATGATGATGTGAATGATGATGATGATGTGAATGATGATGAAAATGTAGATGATGAAAATGTAGATGATGAAAATGTAGATGATGAAAATGCAGATGATGTGGGAGATGACGTGGAAGATGATGTGGAAGATGATGTGGTAGATGACGTTGAAGATGATGTGGAAGATGACGTGGAAGATGACGATGTGAAAGATGGTTCAGATCATAAAATATTGACTAAAAAATATTTAAAATCAATGAAAATATTGGAATTAAGAGATTTTGCAAAAGAAAGAGATGTTACAATATATAAAAAATCAAAAAAAACAAATAAAGATATATTTAAATTAAAAAATGAATTAATAAATGATATATTGAATAACTAAAATATATTTAAATAAAAGTCTATAAATATAGTATATGGATATAACAGAATTTGAAAATTCAAAAATAAATGATTATATTAAAAATAGAATAAACAATAATGAAATTGAATTTGAAGTTAGATTTTTTAATGATAAGATAGATAAAAGTATTTTTAATAATATTTTAAATTATTTAACATTCAATGAGCAAAATGGTGGTCTTGATTTAAAGTTCACTGCTCATAATTCATTATGTGTAACAACAAATTATGGAAATACACGTATTTTAATTGATCATGAAAATAATATAAAGAAATATTGGCTAACAGATAGTTTCGAAAAAATAGATCATTCTTTTTTAATAAAAAAAAAAATAGATAATTTAGATATATCTAATTATGATATTAGATTTAGTCTAGCTAGTGAAAAAAATGTAAATTACAATAGTAAAGATAATAAACAATTTTTTTTTAATAAAAATAAAGAAAAAATATTTAGATTAAAAAATAGAATTAGCATTATATCAAAAAGTGGTAATTTTAGATTTGATTTAACAGTTGTTAAAATGGGTAATGGCTTAAACTTTAAAGATTCTAAAACAGTTAAAGCTAATAAAAAATATGAAGTTGAGTTAGAGTATATTGGTAATTTAGAATCGGTGGATGAAATATATAATGATCTTTTTTATAATATTGGAATTTTAATGCAAATATTTAATAAAAATAAGTATATTATATCTAATTATGAAACTAATTTAGTTTTAGATCATTATAAGAAAAATTTAGATAATATTAATAATACCTTTAAAGGTAATGCATATAATAATAATTATAGAAAATATTTTATTGCAGCTAATCCTGTAACATTGCATTTAGAAAATATAATTGAATCAAATAACAATATAAATATTTATAATAATTATGCTGCAACATTAAAAGCAGATGGAATGAGATATTTACTTTATGTTGTAAATTCAGAAGATGAATATAAAGATATGATATATTTAATTAATAATAATTTTCAATTTATAAAAACAGGATATAAATTAGATGGTTTTGGTGGAACAATATTAGAGGGTGAATATATTCCAAGTAAGAAAATGATATTATTGTATGATGCATTATATTTTAAAAATAAAGATATTAGAAAATTGCAATTTGATGCACCATTAACAAAAAAAATCAGTAATGATAATAATAATACTAGAATTGATTTTTTGAGATCATTTATTAAATCATTAGAGAATATTGTACAAGATAATATTCTGATTACAGTTAAAAAATATGTATATTTAGATAAAGATCATATATTTGAAAATATTAATAAATTATGGGCATCAAAAGATAATATTGATTTTAAAACTGATGGAATAATTTTTATGCCATTAACAGACCATTATCCGAGTAGAGGTGGTGCATGGAAATCTTTATTAAAATGGAAACCACCAGAATATAATTCAATTGATTTTTTAGTAAAAGTTTTAAGAGATGAAAATGGTTCAGAGAAAATGACACCATATATTGATCTTAGTAAAGTAAAAAATTTAAAATCTAAGACAAAGAGATATAAAACTTTAATATTACATGTTGGATCAATTAAAGATACTTACAATAAGACGACAAAGAAATGGATAAAGAAATCTGTTCCAAGTGAATTTTCCCCACCATCAAATATTGTAACTGGATTAGATCCAGATATTATGATTAATCATGCAAATATATTTGCAAATTATCAAAACAAAATTTTTGCGAATGATCCAATTCATGATATAAGAGAGGAAATAAAGGATGATACAATTGTTGAATTTATCTATGATAATAAAGAATCAGATAAAAAATTTTGTTGGAAGCCAATTAGAATAAGACATGATAAAACTAATAAATATAAAAATGGTGAAAATATGTTTGGAAATTTCAACAAAACGGCAAATGATATATGGAAAAATATAAATAATCCGGTATCAACACATATGATTACAACTGGTGAAATAGATACATCTAAATTGAAGGAAAAATCATATTATTCATCTTGTGAGGCAAATAGTTATGATCCAAAGAAAAGAATGCCATTTCAAAATTTCCACAATTTATATGTTAAAAAGAATTTAATAATGAGTGTATCACCAGCTATTAAGGCTAAAATTAGAAAACAAATGGGTCAATTATTAGATTTAGCATGTGGAAAGAGCGGTGATTTGTCTAAATGGAAAGCTGCCTATCTGAGAAGAGTTATTTGTATTGACATTGATAAAAAATGTATAGATTATGCAATTAGTTATTATAAATCATTTCCTAGGCCAAAGCCATCTGCATATTATGTATGGGGCGATACAAGTAGATTAATTTTTCCAAATCAAGATGCTGGTTTAAATGACATGCAGAAAGTGCGTTTAAAAGAATACATCCCAACAAAGAATAATTTTGACATAGTAAGTTGTCAATTTTGTTTACATTATTATTTTGAGAGTGAAACAAAACTAAATAATTTAATTCAGAATATTAAAGATAATTTAAAAATTGGTGGATATTTTATCGGAACATGTTTTGATGGTAAGAAAGTATTTGATTCATTAAAAGGTAAAAAAGAAGTTAGTGATGAAAAGAATGGTAATACTTTATGGAAAATAAAGAAAGAATATAAGATTAGAACATTTACAGATAAGAAACCGTACTATAATACAAAGGTATCCGTTTTTGTAAAAAGTATAGGAAATTATCATGATGAATATTTAGTAAATTTTAAGTATTTTGAAAAAATTATGAATAAGAATGGATTTAAGATAGTAAGTTTGAAATCATTTGAAGAGCATTATAATGAATTGATGAATTCAAGTAATAAGTTAAAAAAATCATGTGAAATGTCAGATGAAGAGAAAAGATTCAGTTTTTTGAATAGTACATTTACATTTCAGAGAGTAAAGTAATCAGAATAATAATTAGTTATTATGAAACCCATTTAAACATATTAATCAAATAATAATTATGTTGATTAATAAAAATATACCAATTAATCTAAATATAGAAATTAGTTATATAGTAGGATCATATGATAATGATAAGAGGGTTCTTTTTAAAAAATTTGATAATCAGATAAAAAAATGTAAGTCGCAGATTGATGAATTAGATAATATTAATGACTGGGATAAGGCAAAAAAATATTTAAATCCATTTGAATTGATACATATAACATCAAATAATCAAAGAAAAAATAGTGTAGCACATTATAATCCAATAAGTAGATCATATTTTAAAATGATAGAAATGATAAATAAATTTAATTTATGTAATATGGATGATCCAATGGTAGTTAGTAATCTTGCAGAAGGTCCAGGTGGATTTATGGAAGCAATATTATATTATAGAAATAATTATGATGATGTTATTAAAGGTATTACATTAAAATCTAAAAAGAATAGTGTGCCAAGTTGGAATAAATTTTCAAATCTAATAAAAAAATATAAAAATATTCAAACGTATTATGGTAATTTATATAATTTAAAAACAATTATGAATTATGCGAATACATTTGAAGATAGAGGTGTTGATTTGGTAACAGGTGACGCTGGATTTGATTATTCATGTGATTTCAATAGCCAAGAGGTTATTTCACATAGAATTATTTTTTCTGAAATACTAGCAGCATTAATTATTCAAAAAGTAGGTGGAAGTTTTATATGTAAAATATTTGATACCTTTCATATACTAACACTTAAATTAATATATATATTGTATTGTTTATATGATGAAGTAAATTTATATAAACCGGCTACAAGTAGGAAAGCAAATTCAGAAAAATATATTGTTTGTAAAGGATTTAGAGGTATTGATGAAAATCTTTTAGCAAATTTATGTAAGATTCATACAGAATGGCATGAGCTTTCACTTGATAATAAAACAATATTAGATATTGATAATATAAAATTACCAAATGAATTTGTGAGATATATGTTCGAATATAATTCAAATTTTATAAATAATCAGATGAAATATATTAATAATACTATTGAACTAACTAAATCATTTGATAGAAATATTATTCATGAACTAATTTGTAAACAAACAAATAATGCAATTGAATGGTGTAAACAAAATAATTTAGAACTTAACTACAAAAGTAAATATTTATATTATTATAATATTAATAATAATACTGATGTAAAAGTTATATAATTTATAGATAATTAAAAGAATTATTTATTAACAGATTAATATATTAGAAAATTAATATATTAATTTATTTATGATTAGAAAATATAATTTATATTTACTCCTTATTCTTTGTTATTTTTTCATATAAATTTTTTAAATCATTGTTTTTTTCTTTTTTATCACTTATATCTATTTTATCAACATGTTTTTTTACATATTTGTTATAATATTCAATACCAACCTTTTTATTTGCATCATCATAAGATACTTCATTATTATCTACTTTATCTTTCATTGATAACATATTTTTTAATTTAGCAATATCAAAATTAATAGGATCCTCAATAATCATTCTGAATAATGATGGATAGAATCTATCAAGTTGATCAAATTCTTGTCTTAATTTTTGTTCATATAGAATTTTATTCTTTGATTTAATCTGTCTATACTCTTTTGTTTTTGATTTTTTTAAGAGTTTTTTTACATGTATTAATATTTTTTGATTTTTATTAAGACCTTCCCATGATTTATTTTTTAAATCATCCATTACTTCTTTTGATAATTGTGGAATAGATTCACTTTTATTAACAACTTTTGCATTCATATAATAATGTTATATAAATTATTTTTAAATATTATACTTTATTATATGAATACAAAAATTATAATTATAATTGGATTAATTGTATTATCAATTACTTATTTATCAACAAAATGCACACTAAATAACTTCAGTAATATGTTAGAAAACTTTGATAATGTTGATTATTTTACCAATGATTATGTTAATTTGTATGATAATACATTTGATTATGATGATATGTATAAAAATGATATTGAGATAATAATAAACAAAGTTATAAAAAATATTAATAATAAGGATATTTCTATTTTAGATGCTGGATGTGGTTTAGGGAAACATTTGAAGTACATTTATAAAAAATATAATACAATTGCAATAGATAGATCAAAAAATATGTTAAATAATGCTAAGAAAAAATGTCCTAATGCAACTTTTTTGCTAGGAGATATTATAAATAATAATTTATTTGATTCTCAATCATTTAATGTGATATATTCGTTATTAGATTCTTTATATCATAATAATCAAGATAATCAAATAGATATTATTAAAAATTTCCATAGTTGGTTAAAACCAAATGGGTATTTATGTGTTCATATATTTAACAAAAATAAACTTGATCCAGGTCCGATGCCTTTTACACAGTATAGTGATGTTAATAATATTAATCAGGCTGTGACACATTTTGATGATTATTCTCATATAGCTAATTTTAATATTAAGGATAAACATGTTGAATATAATGAAATATATGAAAGAGATGGATTAGATAATTTATCACATGTTACTAAATTATTTATTGATAATAAGAACAATCAGATAGAAACTATATTAAGTATTGGTTTTAAATTAATTGAAGTTTATTCATTAAAAAATATATATATCCCAGACTTTGAATTGTATGTTTTTAAAAAAATATAAATGTAGTCTAAATATATATGAAAAATAATAAATCCATTCCAGCATTAACTAATAGTTCAATTATAGGTGGTGTATTTACTAGTACAATTAAAGGTGGAAATACTAATAATATAAGTAATCCGAAAAAGTCAGAATACACAGGTTTATGTACAATTAATGGCAGAAAAAAAAGAGTAGTATTAAATAAAAATCAAGATTTACAAGAAAATTTTGATATTAATAAATATTATTTAGATAATAATGTAATTTTATATATATTTAATATTTTATTATTATTATTATTATTTATTGTATTTAAAAAAAAATATTAGTATAGTATATAATGCCTAAAAAAGGATATACTGAATCTCAATTTAGAAAAGATTTACAAGATCTTAATAAACTTATTAACTCTTTTAATAGCTCTGTTGGAAAAAAATCTAGAAGAAAATCATCTAGAAAACAGAGTGGTGGAAAAAAAGCTGATGGTGAAAGAAGATTTATAGTTGTCGAAGTCAATGGTAAAAAAGTAAAACCATTTGGACGTTATTCGTCTAAGCCAACTAAAATGAATCCTGCTTCACCAGGCCAAGCTGCCAAAAGAGCATATAAACAGATTTGTTTAAAACATAAGTTAAAGGGAACCAAATGCAATGTTACATTTTCTTTAAGAGAAACTACAAGGGGTAGTTCAAAAAAAGTATATGGGCCTTACAAGGGATCTATGAAAAAACTTAAAAAACCTCGTGTTTTCGAGAGAGATGGTAAAAAGATTACATCTCGTTTTGAAGCTATTGTTAAAAGTGTAAAAACTAAAAACAAGAAATAAGTAAAATTTAATTTAATAACAATATTATATATTATCTATATAAATAATATATGACAAAAGATATTAATTATCATACTCTAAAAAAACCTGGTCCTCTTAATGACTTACATAATCAATTTGATCTTTTAAAAAGTACAAGTACTACTTTAAGTAATGGAACAAATCCACAATCATTAGAAATACCTAGTGGTGAGGTAGTTCAACCAACTGCATGTAATTTACACACAGGTGGAAATGTAAATAGTAATAAAAGAACATTTGTTTTAGTAGATTATCCATCACCTGGTAAAACATATGGATATTACAAAGGAAAATATCCAAAACAAGTTGCTAAGAAGGTAGCAAATTTTTTATCAAAAAAACATAATATTGGTAATAATGATCAAAAATTTGTTGTATTTACAATTAAAGAAATAACTCAAAAATCCAAAAAAGAAAATAAAGAATATAAATATATTGGAACAAGAATTAAATTAAATAAACCAAATGAAGTTAATTATAATGGTAAAATAATATATCATAATTATAATGTTTTAGTTTCTAAATATGATGATAGTTTTAATAATTCTTTTGATATTAATAAAGTAGTTTAATATTAATTATTCTAATTCTTTTGATATTAATTATTCTAAATAGTGTTTACGACATACAGCTTCATATATTGATGTAGATCCTACCAGAGTTATATCATCACCTTTAGTAATTCTTTTTGTAAAATTTGCAAGTGTTCCATCACCACATCTTAAACAATATGCAGATAATTGTGTTAAACTATCCGCATGTGGTATTAATTTTAATACATCTCCAAATTTATTTCTTTTAAAATCTCCGCTTAATCCTGCTGCAATTACTGTTTTATTAGTTGTATCAACGGTATTGCTAATAAAATCAAATGAATCAGCAAAAAATTGTAATTCTTCAATAATAATTATATCAGCATTATTAAAAGCCTCAGCATGTAATTTATGTATTTCATCTAATCTTTCAAGAGAAATACAATCTTCGTATACTTTTTTATCATGGGTTGTTATTTTTGTTGATCCATATCTATTATTAATTTGATGATTAATCGCTAATACATTTTTTCCAATAGACATATATCTATTCGCATGTTTAATTAATTCTGTACTCTTTCCTGAATACATAGGTCCAATTATTAATTCAAATCTACCACACATTTATAATATATACGTTATATATTATATTATTTATAGTTTTATATTCATTTTTTTAGTATATTACTTAAAGATTTACACAATTATTTTGTATAATGGAGGTACCAAAAAAAAAAAGAGGAAGAAAACCTAAAAAAAAAGAAAATAAAGAACCAGTTGTTAAAATTAAAAAAAAGAGAGGAAGAAAACCAAAAATTAAAGATAAAAATGCTGTAAAAGAAGTAAAAATACCTAAAAAGAGGGGTCGTAAACCTAAAATAAATGTAGTTGACAATAATTTAAATATATATGGTTCTAATGGTTCTAAAAATGTAAACAATATTGTAAATGATAATTATGAAAATATAATTCTTCATTTGCCAATTAAATCAAGTGAAATAATACAATCAGATTTTACTGAGAATATATTATTAAATTATAAACCTAGTTTGAAAGATCCAGAACCTTATGAACCTGATGAAATGTTAGATTATGCAAAAATAGATTTTAATAATAAAAAAGAAGTAAATAATAAAGAAAATAATGTAAATAAAAAATTTGATATTATCGTTGAAGATGATTTTACTGTAATTACTGATAAAAAAAATAAAAATGATGATACTAATACTGAAATTAAATATAAAGAAAGACAATTAGTAAATAAAAACATTAGAAATATTCAATATGAGTTTATTGATGGAAATAATAGAAATGAATGGCCATTAAGTGTTAATATAGCATGTAATTGGTGTTGTCATAAGTTTAAAGGCCCTCCTTGTGCAATACCATCTAAAATAATTAAAGGTGTATATCATGTATATGGTTGTTTTTGTAGTTTTAATTGTGCAGCGGCACATATTTTTGATAAAAAAGATATTAATATGTGGGAACATTATTCTCTTCTAATATTATTGTATAAATCAATTTACAATAAAAGTATATATAAGATACCCATTGCACCGCCAAGAGAAACTCTTAAAATATTTGGTGGATTTTATTCTATTGAGGAATATAGAGAAAATTTATATACAAATAATAAAATTTATAAAATAGTTCAACCACCGATGATATCATTGGTACCTAAGATAGAAGAAAATAAATTAGATTATGATTTTAAAAATAATAATAAACATTATATTCCTCTAGACGGAAAAATGTTGGATACTGCTGAGGAATCTCTTAGATTAAAAAGATCTAAACCAATTACAAATGTAAAGAATACTTTACAATCATACATGAATCTTAAAATTGTATAATAATTATTGATAAATAATTTAAATTAAACTAATTAATTTATTAATTTCATTCTCTAAATAGATATCATTATCTGAATGATTATCATTTTTTGAATTATATTCATTAATATTATCTAAAATATCATATAATATATCATCTATATTAGCTTCACCTAAATGCGATTTTAAATATTTAACGTATTTTATTAGAATTTTTCCCATTATTCCCCAGATATGTTTTACATTTATTATTTTTGTAATATATGTTTTATGCCAGGTATCATTAAATTCTGAAACGATTCTTAAATTTTCTAATATAAAATTATTCATTTTTATCATTATTTTTTTTTTATTTATCATTCCATTTGTTATGTTTATTTCAGAAATAAACAAACTTATTCTCCCAGCAACATATATTTCTGTATCTTTGTCAAAATTACATTTTTCCAAATTTTTAATTTGTGAAAGTATTTCACTATATTCACATTTAATATTAACAATGTATTCATTAAACATTTTTTTTTTTATTAGAGAAATAAATGCATATTCCTTTTAATTAAAAAAATCAATTTGATAATGTCTTAGGGTGGTATTATTATATAAAGATATTATATGATAATAATATAATGAGAATATTATCATGGGATATAGGTATAAATAATCTATCATATTGTTTATTGGAGAAAGATAATTCAGTATCGGGTTTTAAAATAATTGAATGGGATATTATTGATGTTTCTTCTGAGACAAAAAAAACTACTGATATTCTATATAATATACCGATTGAATTAGACAAAAGAAAGGATAAAAATTTTTTTGCAGTAGATTATGTTCTAATTGAAAACCAACCATCATTAAAAAACCCAAAAATGAAATCAGTACAAATGGGTGTTTATTGTTATTTTTTGATGAGAGGATTGATAGATTCCAGTATAAATAATAGTTCAATAAAAGATATTATTTTTATTTCTGCTCGATGCAAATTAACTATCTACGATGGTCCTGAGGTAGTATTAACAGTAAAATCAAAATATACACAGCGTAAAAAATTAGCCATAGCACACACAAAATATTTTTTAAAACATTATGATGAATTGTCTAATTTTATGCTATCTCATAAAAAAAAAGATGATTTGTGTGATTCCTTTTTACAAGCACTATATTATTTAAAAGTTAAGATTAATAAAGAAAAAAGGCCAAAAAAACCTAGAAAAACTAAGAAAAAAAAAGAAGACCAAGAACCAAAATCTGAACCGGAACCGAAGGAAGGACTAGATCAAGATAAGGAAATAAATTTAGATTAATTATAAGATATATTATTAATTAAATATAATAAAATTTAATGGAAATTATATTATATTCTATTTTTAAAATTAACCCAAATTTATATTAATCGCATTACTACTTTTTTTACCTCTCTTTTTTCTTCTTGTTCCTAATGTGACATTTCTTTCATCCATTTCACCTTCTGTATCTGAACCTAATTGGACACTATTTATTTGACCTAGGATATCATCTACACCTCTTGGTCCCGCCATATCTTGTGATTGTTGATTTTGTCTTGATGCCATTCTATCTGCTTTCATATTCACACCTGATCTCATCATATTCATTATATTATCTCTATCCTCTCCTAAATTTTCACCCATACTATTCATTGCTGCTTGTGATATATTTCTCATAATCTCAGGATTATTTTTAAGAATATCACCCATTCCTGGCATCGAAGACTTAAATAATGTATTTGTCATATGAAACATAAAAGCACTACCACCCATCATCATAAGTAACTTCAATTCAGGTGCCATTTGAACCTTGTCTGCATACTTGTCGTGTAATTCTTCAAATACTTCATCATAATCTGCTATATTTTCCATGCAACTTTCTGACCAACCATCGAGTTTTAAATCTAATGGATCAAATTTTCCATTTAAAAATTCGACACCACTTGCAAATGCCATAAGCATTTTTCTTTGGAATTTAACACTCTTATCAACATCTCTCTGTCTTTTTATCTTTGTAAATTCATATTGAATATCTTCGAGGGGTGATGCCATTGTATAACGTCTTGAAGAATTATATCCAGATTTTTCTAATCTACTTAATTTAAATAATATCTCATGTTTCTCTTGCTGAATCTCTTCATATGTTTTTTCTCTTCTAGGTTCTCTGAAACTATCAATTGATGAATTTGAACTACCACCTGAACTTCTTCTATCATCATCTGCATCATCATTATCTGTATCTATATTATTTACATCATTATCTGTAAAATTATAGTCATATGTATTCGTTTGTAATTTTTCACTTATACTAGAATCATCTGATCTATCACTACTTTTTCTAGGATTAGCCATTAGGCCAATATCATCCATCGGTACTAATTTTGGCTTACCTGTACTAGATGTTCTACCAATACCAGGATCCATTCTACTAACTTTAATATTATTATCATCAAATTTTAATGTATTATTAATTTTAACATTTGTTCCTTCATTTTCTTTATGTATAGATATATTATTCATTATGTATGTAATAGAAACTAATTATTTAAACTATACGCAATATAATATAAAATATATTATATTACTTTAAATAGTTATTCAACATTATTAGTTTAATTGTTTTTTATATTTATTTATTACTTGTTGTGCTTTTTCTAATTCATCCCTTGTAATAACACCATCATTATTTAGATCTAATTTAATAACATTTTTTGGTAAAATACAGGATGAACTATTTCCATCTAGTAAAAATCTGAATGTTAAAATGAATATTAATGTAATTAATATTGATATTTTTATATCTCTTGTTGCAATAAAACCAATGCAAAAAACAGAAATTGGTCTAAAAATTTTAGTTGCTAAAAATTTATCAACATGTAAAGGTATATCTTTTATAATATATTTACCAGATAAATTCATCATTATCATTATGAAGCCTGAAAAAAATTTACTATTATTCAAAAAAGTTAGTATATTATCTAACATATATAATAGTATTACATTAAATTTGTGATTAAATTTATTATTAAATTTATTATTAAATTTATTATTAAATTTATTATTAATTACCAATATTTTTTATGTCCATTTCAACTTCATCAAATAATTTAATTAAATCATCTTCTTTTTTATTTAATAAATCATTTTCATTATTTTCTTCATTCTTTTCTTCATTTGTCGAAATTACATTGTTTTTTTCTTTATTATTATTTGAGTTATATATGTTTGATAAACTTTCTAATTTATCTTTAATAGTCTTCATTGATGTACTTTCAAATTTATTATTGAAAAATTCATAATTAAATCTATTTTTCATATCACTATTAAAATATAAAGCAACCAAAATAATTAATAAAAATATATTGACATTATTCTTATTATATATTAAATAAATTATACTTAATAGAAATACAATAGATATATATAAATTATCATGGTATATATTCTCTATTTTTCTATCTGCAGATAAAAAAAAAATTATTATTATAAAAAAAGAAATAGAATAAATGTTTTTAAAGTATTTCATATAATATTATATCATATAATATATTATTTGATATAACTTATTATTAGTAAATTAAATAAAGAGTTTAAAGTTATACATCGTCTTAAAATAAATATATATGTCAATCAATAAAAAAAATTATGATTTATTGTGTTCTTCTTGCAAAGAAAAAATAAAACTAAGAAAAAATAGTAAAATTAAGTGTAAAAATAATATTATAATTTATAATTGTAGATCTACTTTATCTACTTATGATAAAATGATGAAAGATGTAAATGAACTTACAATGAAAGAATGGTTAGATAATTGGTGGACTTGTATACATTGATTATATACAATACTTAAAAATATATTATAAACATAATGTAAGATATGTCAGTAAATAGTATACAAAAAACTGTTAAAAATTTTAATAATAGATTAGAATGGGATGAATATTTTATGAGTGTCGCATATCTCATTACTGCAAGGTCCACATGTCACCGATTACAGGTTGGTTGTGTTATTGTAAAAGATAATAGAATATTAAGTTCAGGGTATAATGGATTTTTGCCAAAAGCACCACATAAAAGTTTTGTAAGAAATAATCATGAACAGGCAACTGTACATGCAGAACAGAATGCAATTACAGATTGTGCAGCCAGAGGTGTTATGGTAAAAGGTGCCACAGCATACATTACACATTATCCATGCATTAATTGTGCCAAGATATTAGCGGCATCTGGAATAACTAAAATAAAATTTCATGAGGATTATAAGAATGATGAGTTAGTGGAAAAAATATTGGAAAATGTTAATATTAATATTGAAAGGATTTAGTATTTTTTTGTTTATCTAAATACTTAATATATAAATACATTAAAAACATAGTAATAATCATTAATACAATTATATTTGTTTTTATATAATTATTTACATTGTTAATTTTACCTAATTTTAAAGAATGATTTTTAATTATTTTTTTTGAAATTAATGATGGCCTAACCATTTATTGTATATAGTATTATATAATTATAAATTATAAATAATTTGGTAAAATTATTTATAATTACAATTTATTTAATTTATGATTTTTTTATACTTTTATTATATCATTATTATAATAGAGATGAATAAAAATATTCAGTTGATTATTAATAGAATTAATAAAAAATCGATAGTTATTAATGTAAATCCATATTTATCAATTTATTCAATAAAAGTAATTATATCTAAAAATACAAATTTTCCAATAAAGGATATTAATTTAAAGTTTAATAATAAGATATTAAGAGATAATAAATCAGTTATTCACTATAAATTAAAGGATAAATCTATTATTTATTTAAATGAAGGTAAAATTAAAGGTGGAATTGAATATACAGAAATTATTGGTTATATTTATGTCTTTTTATCAATAGTAATAATACCCGTTTTTACACTTTTTATTATGTCTGGTCTAAATGTGTTATTTTCACAAGTTTATAAATTAATTGTTACAAAATGTATCAAATCAATATATAATTTATTTACCTCAACACGTACAAATATAGGGGCTGGTGTAGGGGCTAGTGTAGTCTATTTATCAGAGATAAATAGTTCAACATTGGGAAAGTTGACGGATAGTATTTCAGGTAGTGTAACATCATTATTTGGAACAATATTACATTATTTTGGATTATTTTTAGAATATGGTAGTTTATATTTTTTCAATTATATAGGAACAGCACTTTGTTTCTTTCCACTTATATATTTACTTAATAATGATCTTTGTGATTCTACAATTTTAGCAGATAAAGTTGGGTATTATGTTTCAATAGTTTTTATCATAATATATGGTATTTATAGATCACCTAAAATTATTATATCAAATATAAATAGTTATTTTAGAAGAAATCCATTATTGGCATTTTTGAGCCCTTTAATGGTAGCAACTAAAAAACTATCATCACATATTACGTTTGATCCAATTTATGCAATACCTATTATTGGTCAATTATTATTAGGCTATCACAGTATAATTGGTATCTCAATTGATACTTTGAATTATGGTGCTAGTTACATCAGAGGGATTAATCTTACATGCGATGGACTAAATGATCCTCAGAATAAAGATCAAGTAAACAAAGTTATTGATAAAATATTACCATTATTTTCTTATTTATTGATGTTAGATGAAGCAGTTAAAAAACAAAATAATAGAAAATATGATATTGTTGATTTACATGTTCCATCTAATATTCAGAATGAAGGTGGCAACAAGCCTGAAATATTTAAAATTTCTCTTGATTCTCAAAAAGATTTAATTAAACATGCTAAAAAATATATAGATCAGCTTGTATATTATTCTGCTAATTCAGTTGCACCTATCGTAAGAGATTGGCATGCAGAAAGATATATTAGCTTATTTAAATATTCATTTATTGCATTAATTGGCTTACCATTAAATCATCGAATTAAAGAACTCGAGAAAAAGTACGATAATATACCAAAACCTTTAGGTAAATTAAACTCTGCTAAAAGAATGAATGCATACAATATAATAAGAGAAGATATAGATAATAATATATCAGATATATATGATTTAGAAACCACCAGTAATTTAATGTATTTACCAACAGTTGGAGATGATGGTATTCTAAATTACAGTGAAACATATCCATTACCAATAACAGAAATTAAAGTAGGTGATAAATCCAGTAAAAAAGATATCTTAAAATCAATAGCCAAATGTTGGGTTAGTATGTTACAAAGATATAATAGTTCGGGTTTTATTGAACGTTTTAGTGATCCAGAATTATTAGATGTAATGTTTTCGCAAATTGGTTATAAAACAGTTTGTAGTTTATTAGATTCAATACAAAGTGTTGCCGATATTATAATTGATAGTGGTAATCCATTTGATTTAACAGATATGATTTGTTCTGGAAATATAGCAGGAATAGGTGCTGGAATTGCAATTATAGTATTATTTATTATGATTTTAGTTTATCATTTCTTTTCATGGAAATTATTTGGTAAAAAAATATAATCTAATATAATATTAGTAGATGAGTAATACATGTCAATGTAAATTACCAAATGACAAAAAACCAAATATCGCTAATGTTTTAAAAGGATCACTGGTATCTTCTTTAATAAATGCTTTTGTTTATTCAACTGTTGTTATTTCATTCTTTCTTGTTACAGAGTCATATTTCCATTTTTTTAATATTAAACATAAAGGATTATCAGTTAGTTTTATGAAAACTTTACTAGGAATACCAATTCTTAAATATATATTTGCAGCATTAATCGGATTTCCATTCGAATCTATATTTATTCTTATTTTGATTGGGACTTTTTCATATCATTTATATCAAACATTAATCTATGATAACCTTAAAAACTTCTATCCATATACAAATAAAGATGATCCATCATTAAAAGAAGATGAAGATAGATATTTTAAATTAGTGAAAAGTTTATTTAAATCAGTTGCACCTATTGGATTATATATTTTAGTATTAGTAGGTGTTATATTAGTTGATAAATTTTTATTTAAAGGTCTTGAAAAATTTAAATTTATATTGTATTTAATTTGGTTTATTGGATTGATTATGGTATCTGTTGGTCATTCAGGAGGAATAATAATAAATTATTTCAATAGCGATAATAAAAAAATAGATAGTAAAGATAAAAATGGTAATACAAAAGATTTAGTTATGATATTTACAATGTATAGTATATATTTATACGCGAAATGTATCGGGTTTAATTTTAATAGACAATTAGCAAAGAATGAAAATTTTTTTACAATATTTAAATCATTATTTATAGGATTATTCTTCTATTTAATGGTTATCAACATACTTTTCTTTTTAGTTAATTTTATACAAGGATTTTACTTAAAAATGTGGCATTTTTGTAAATAATTAAATTAACAATTTATAATATATATCTTATTACTTAAAGTAATAAGATATATATTTTATTATTATGTGTGGTATATTTTCATATTTAGGAAAAAGTATAGAAGAGGAAAAACTGGAAGAATATTCAAATAAAATTAAACATCGTGGGCCAGACAATAGTGTTTTCAAGAAAATTAAAAATGATTTGTATTTTGGATTTCATAGACTAATGGTTAATGGATTAGATGATATTAGTAATCAACCATTATATATTACTAATGAAACAGATGGGGGTGTGATCTTAATTTGTAACGGTGAGATTTATAATTATGATAAATTAGTTAATGAAGAAAATTTTAATTATAAAACTAAGAGTGATTGTGAAGTAATTGGACATATGTATTTAAAATATGGTATTAAAAAAACATTAGATAATTTAGATGGTGTTTTTTCATTTGTACTTTATGATGTAAAAAAAGATATTGTATATGTTGCAAGAGATCCACTTGGAATTCGTTCATTATTTATTGGAAAGAATGGCGATAACGAATTTGGATTTTGTAGTGAAATGAAGGGTTTGATGTTTTGTGATGAAATTAATCAATTTCCACCAGGGTGTTATTGGTCAAATAATGAGCCATCTACTTATACATCATATTACAATTTTAATTATAATATTGTTAAAGATAATGTTGAAGAAATTGAGCATAAACTTAATAATTTATTTACAGATGCAGTAAAGAAACGGTTAATGAGTGATAGACCAGTTGGATGTCTATTATCAGGTGGTTTAGATAGTACACTAACAGCAGCAATTGTAAAGAGATATTATGGTAAGATTAATACATATTCAATTGGATTAAAAAACAGTGTTGATTTAGAATTTGCTAGAATCGCAGCAAATTATATTGAAAGTAATCATCATGAAGTTGAAGTAACAGAAAAAGATTTTTTATCTTTTATTGAACCAACGATTAAGCAGATTGAGAGTTTTTGTACAACAACAGTGAGAGCATCAGTTGGCAATTACATGATTAGTAAATATATTTCCGAGAATACAGAAGATAAAGTTATTTATTGTGGAGATGTATCTGATGAAATTTTCGCATCATATAGAGGATTTATGAAAGCACCGAATAGTGATGATTTTTTTTATGAAAATTGTAAATTAGTTAAGGATGTCCATAAATATGATGTGCTTAGATCAGATAAGTCAATTAGTGGTGCTGGATTAGAAGCAAGAGTTCCATTTGCAGATAGAGAATTTGTCAACTATGTTATGAGTATTGATCCAAAGCATAAGATGTTTAATGATGAAAGAATTGAAAAAAAAATAATTAGAGATGCATTTAATCATACAGATTTACTACCAGAAGAATTATTGTATCGCAGAAAAGAAGCATTTAGCGATGGCGTAAGTTCACAATCAAGAAGTTGGTTTGAAATTATTAAAGAATATGTTGATAAAATAATTCCTGATAATGAATTAGAGGAGAGATGTAATAGGTTTACACATTGTAAACCATATGATAAAGAATCATTATATTATCGAGAAATATATGAGAAATATTATGGAAATAAACATGATCATAATATTCCATATTATTGGAGACATCCATTTAATAAAAATTTAGATCCTTCTGCAAGGTTGTTAGATTGTTATAAAATAGATAATAATTATACCTATAATAAAAATATAAATTTAGTTTAAAACTAACATAATATTATCTAAATAATAATATATGAATCATAAAACAGTATTAATTTTATTTAATAAGATAAATAAGTTAGAAAAAAAAATGTTTATCCTTGATATGAAAATAAATAAATTAATTAATAAAAATAATATTAATAATATTAATAATAATAATAATATTGATGAGCTATTAAATAAATTAGATACACTTGAAAAAAATATTAATAATAATAATAATAAAA